TAATCCAAAGCGTCAGTGCGAGCGTGTCATGTACGTTATTCATAACTCTTCTCCATTAGCGTTGAGTAAATCAATTACAGCCTGTTTAATCACAACGTTCTCGTACCATGTGGCTATGTTATCAGCTTTAATGACAGAGCATGCGTAGTAAAGATCTCGTAATTTTCTTGTAGGTAAATGAATGAGTACTTTAGATTTTTTATACACGTCGAAAGCAAAACCCCAGCCAATTGCAAGCCCTAACAAACTTATAGATGTGATGATAATATAAAACATAGCCCCTCCCATGTTAGGGAACCTAGAGATTGGCACGTCCCTAGGTTCCCGTAAAGTTTTTCATTCACATTACGGCGGCTCGTCTACACGTTTCATCGCTTTACTCCGTGTTTTCTTTAAACTGTGTAACAGGAAATGCAGTTCTAGGTAAGTCTACCTAGTGTGGTCGTGAACTTTACTGGACAATTCCTAGCCCACGCTGGATTCACTAAGTCCTTACTAACCCTCTTCGTTAGTGCACGAACAAGGTGTTCATCTGTGAACCTCTATTGCTTTTTCAAGCAACCACCGTTAACGCTGATTGACCCTAACTCCCACGCATGGGAGAGAGGCGGCTTTGCACCGTAGCTACTTTTCGTTTTGCAAGGCATCGAAAGCTTTTTCCGCATGAGTTGTACTGTCACTACAACCGTGGTTGGACACCTCTTGTATGCAGCCTTTCGGGCATTAATGGCGGGACTGTCTTGTTGCAGTCTTTAGATACGCCATGCTGTGCTGATCTGGTATATTGTTGTTACACTCAACCAGTCTCCCTGTTTTCGTGCAGATTATTTCACCACACTTATCAGCACTACAAGACAACCATTGGCAATACGATCACTACTGTACTTCGTGACGGCTTAAGACGCTTGTTAGAAACATACCTCTGCCTGTAGTTGAAAGGTTCATCTGTCGAATCCCACTTTCAAAAGGTGGGACACAAGATGTGCCCCACTTGTTTGAAATTAGGTATTAGGCAGCCATGCCCTTGCCGGAGCCACGCGGCGGAACGATCTTCACGTTAGCAGGACGAGCCTTGCTGGCTTCTTCTGCTTGCTGTTCCACAGCCTTTTCAGCTTCCTTCAGCTCATCACTGATGCCGGGGAGCATGCCGACAACGTAGTTGAGAACGCCCTCGATAGCAGCGTCCACATTGATGGCAGCACCAGCTTCGAGGTAGATGGCCTTGATGCAGGCGCGGCCAACGAAGTCGAACTTCTTGGCACGTTCTTCATCACCCTGCTCACTGCAAATGCCCGCTTGCCGCAGCATGGCCGTGGCGAGAATGCCGAAGACCAGAGAGATAAAGCAGGTACGTGCTGTTTTCCAGAACTTGGACTCGTCGTGCCGGAAGTCATACAGACGTGTGCCTTCCTCGGGCCGGAAGTATTTGTCGAAGATCTTCCAAATAAGGCCGCGAATAATCTTGGCCGTACCACGTTCAAGTTCTTCGACGCCCACGCTGGCAAAGACTTCTTTGCCCATGCGGTAAAGGACGAAGCCGTTGAGGACATCCTGTGCCTTGCCAGCGATATCGGAGGCTTTGTTCTTAAGCCTGCCGAACCATCCGGCGTCTTTGATCGGAGCATCGTTGTCGTTGACGAGATTTTCCATATCCGCGCCCATCTGGTTGATGAACTCGTCGGTCATGTTCTTGGGCATTTCCTTCGTGTCTTTCATAGTAACTCCCTACCTGAGTAAGATTGTTAGACGCGAGCCTTGGCGGCTTCAGCGCGGCGTTCGTGACGGTTCTTGCCTTTGCCCTTGTTCTTGCCAGAAGGCTTGGAAAGGACAACAGCCTTGTTGGCAGTGGCCTTGCTGATGGCTTCGCCGAGACTGTTGCCACTGGCCGCAGGCTTGGGAGCAGGGCCAACAGGAATGGCGGTACCGTTGCTGATGGCCGTGGCCTTTCTGTCAAAAGCGTTGAGCTTCAAACTGATGGTGGCGTAGTTCGTTTCGGCCTGCTGGAGATTGAACTTGGCATCTTCGAGAGCCGCTGCGGCATAAGGAGGAAGCTCACCAAGAGCGTCCTTGATTTTTTCGTTGTCCAAGGTGGTCTTGTCCACAAGATCCTTCGCGGAAGTGACCTGCTGTTCGGCATCAAGAACTTCACGCAGAACAGCTTCTTCTTCGGCGGTAGCCTTGGCAGCTTCCTGCTTGGCCGTGTTGAAAGCTTTCACCGCAGCTTCACGCTGCTTGCGCAGGGCATCAGCGCAGGTGCCGCACATCCACGAGTTTTCGTACTTCACGGAGTCGGCAACGCCGGGGTAGTCATTGGCCATGCCTTCGGGCAATTTGGGCGGCTTGAGTTGGGACAGTCCGTTCTTCTTAAGGCCGGTCTTGCCGCACACGAGGCAAGAGTATTTGTTGCCATTGCCGCACATTTCGCGAGTGATGGGCAGCTTTTCACCGCCGTTGTTTTCGTTGGTGGCGGAAATGTCAATGACCTTGGAGACACCTTCACCGCCGTGCTGTTCGTTGTACACTTCCACGGTGCGTTCCCAGCTCTTCTGGATAATATCGGAGCCTTCCAGAACGTAGGTGTTCACCGCCGGGTCAAAGATGGATTTGACCACAGGGATGCTGATGCACGGGATGCGAGTGATCGTGCCGTCGGCGTTTTGCACGTCCTTGTAGATCATGTCCTGCATCAGGTGCGGAGGAACGTACGTGTGGACGCACTTGGGATCGTTCATCATGGTGGTGATGCGTTCGTGAATCATGCGGCGGGTGATCTGAAGAGGTTCCTTCACCGTGCCCACTTCGTAGCCGTACTGGACACCAACATACAAGCCAAGGGCGTCGTCGGTAGTGCGGTTCTGCAAATCCCAGTTGATGATCGCCGCTTCATCAAGAGTGGTATCTTTGCACAGAACTTCCTGAGGCCGTACCTGACCTTTAACGATTTCGCCATACCGAGAGTTGGGCCAGCGAACACACAGAAGAGCTTTGCCAGATGCCGCAGTAACGGTATCGATCTTACCGTTGCGTATGTCGTTGCTGATAACCGTAACTTCGTTTTCCGGCAGGCCATTGACATCGGTGATAATCACACGGTCACGGGTGGCATCCACGTTGATGGTGAGGTCGTTGACCTTAGCCTGCTGCATGCCGGGGATGGGGGCGACGGTCTTGTCGGCAAGGTTGATAACCATAGCCACGCCTTCGCCACCGGATTGCGTGTTGTAGAATTCGTCGTCGTTACCCCAACTGCGGTTGCGGTAGCCAAAGACGGAGCTTTGCGCTGCCTTCTCGGCGTAGTGCGCCACAATGGACTGCATAATGAGGGCAGGATCGGTGATGCCCTCCATGTCGCCGCCTTCCTTGAACTTCTTTTCGATGGCGCGGTCGTGCTTGAAGGTATCCTTCAGCAGTTCGTGAACACGGAAAGCACTGGCCTTGAGGGCATTTTCGGCGGAAACACGCTGGAGGTCTGTGAGTTCAAAAGGATTGTTGGGGGACAGAGCAAAGACACTGGCGGCAAGAGCCGTACTGGCACGTTCCAGCGCCATGAGGTCGATGTTGCTGTTGACTTTGCCGACAACGATATCGGCGAAGGTGGTCTCCATACTGGAAGCTTTGGCTTCCGCAAGAGCTTTCTTCACCAACTCGTTCTGCATAAGACCAAGAATGTCGAAATGCATGTGTAACTCCCTTGTTGTTAATGGTTTTTATTTTTGTCGCTACCACAGCCTTTGCCAGAGCATCTGCTGCACACGAGCAGAGACACAATAACCATGACTATGATAGCGATAGTCGCAGTGCTGATGAATACGTAAAACGCATCAAACATGCTGCTCATAACCTGTTCGTTGAACCGGCCAAGGAACATACCGAATGCGTAGACGGCAAGAAAAATGATAACAGAGCCTACTTCAAGCTCCGCCAACAACACAATTGTCTTTCGGAGAGGGCACATGATTTTCTTCCTCCACAGTGATCCATTTTGCTGAACCACGCAATCGTCTCTTGATGATTCGATTGGCTACAGGACAAAAGACTTCCACCTTGATAGCAATGCTCCTATCAAGGAGTCGCTTACCCTCTCGCATAGCACCCAAGAGAGTACGGTGGTACCGGTCAAACGTGCGTTCACGGCGCTGAATCTTGCCGACAACAAGCTTCGTGATGATAAGTCGGTATTCCATAGCCGTCTCCCTTGTAGCTAAGTTACTTGTTGTGGTGTCTCTTATGTAAAGTCTTTGCGCCTTTCTTTGTGACGCAATAGATCTTAACATCTGTGTAAATTCCATTACTGGAAACCATAGCCAGAAGCATGCGCGATTCTTGAGCGGCGGCAATCGCATCACACGCTTCCGCAGTTTGCACAATTTCCAATCCGTCAGTGTGAAACTCTGGTTCTTGTTCAGCGATAGTGGCGGTACCGTCTGAACCCATGAGCATCACAATAAGAAGGAATGCAGATTTCATGCGAATGCCCAATGAATGAAGTCCGTTACAGGTTGATGGTACACAGCACCAAGAACGAAAACAATTGCTGCTGCGGCCAGACCTTTGAATATACCGTCCTCAGACTTGGCACACTCATGAAGGTAGGCATCTTCAACTGCGTCCATGTCTGCAAGCATAGATTGCCTGCGGTCGTGCATGATGGAAATGTATGTGGTGCACAGTTGCCGGTGAATAAGCAATGCAATCACAGCATCACCAGATGCAAGAGCATTGGCAAACTTACGCTCGAGTTTCGTCACAGTGCGCATATCACGCATAAGAATCTCCTGAGATAGCGAAAGGGTACCCCATGCACAGAAGTGGGTGGGCTTTCTTGTCCTCATGAATCGTGGCGATTACGCCGCGCAGGTATGTGCGGAACATACGAAGATCACTGTACTTGATCTTGTTTCCAACACGAGATACCCGATGCCGGACGACAATAACCAGACCGCCGTTGTCTTCCAACTGAACACTTGCAGTAGTTCCGAACTTACCGCGAGCCTTAAGCAAATACTTTGCTGCCCTTTCAGAGAACTCAAACAGAACGTACGGATGGTACCGTCTTCCGGGGTGGCCTGAGCAGCAGAAACGCGTGTGCAGACCGAGCATATTCAGGGCAATGATCTCCTGATATATGTAGCCGTCCAAGTGCACGTTAGGAAGTAAGCGCATCTCTTTCTCCTTATCCGTACAGATCAACGAGAATGCCAATCGTGCACAGAGCAGTAAAGACAGACAAGGCAGCATATGTCTTTTTAAACAAAAGCATGCTGTCTTTATAGATCTCTGGGTAGTCTTTCCTCAAAGGCATGACGTTTAACAGCCAAGATACCGGAAGGCCAACTACTAAAGTAGCTACGCCACCTCCGGCAAAACCAGCTAAGCAAATTCTAAGTATCTCCTGCATAGGTATTCTCCTCTACCATTCTGCGGTAGCGTCTTGCCCAAAGGAGCATACGAGCACGAGCCTGACGCATACGTTTGTATGCTGCTTCGAGCTTGGCATCATAAGCATCGAGTTCCTGTTCCAATTGGCAGATTGTTTGAAGCATGTCGAAGCGTACGTACCTAAGGTTAGCTCTGCGCCGAGCGTGTGGCTTCACGCGCAACCTCCGCAGGAATTATGGCAGTACGGGCAACACGTTCTTCCTTATTCGCATCGTGGTTAAGAGCAAACAACCACGTAGGTTCATTATGCGTACATGTTTGTACCTTCAACCAACGCCCTTGTCGCACATAAACACACAGCGTAGCACGGATAACACGAGGTTGCTTCTTGAGTTCGGATATTCTGGCATAAACTTCCGACAAATTGCGCAGATATTCCCACGTAACTTTTTTGTTCTTGCCAGTAGGAATGCTGGTTCTCGGCATGACAGAATCGTGCTCTATCTTGAGAACCATTGCAGGAAAGGTTCTGTTCATCACCCACCTACCTAGTTAAAAGGTTATGTTCCTTGAAATAATAAAGCCACCAACTTTACGTTAGTGGCTCGATGTTGCAAGGAATTATTCTACGTCCATCGGGGCGAAGTCGTTGTCCCTCGCGCCGTTCGTCTTACCCGGATGGTGCATCACACGGATTTTGCCTTCCGGCGGCCGCTTGTCTTCGTCGCTGGCGTGGCAAGTGCACACATGCTGCGGAGTTTCGGAATCATCCGCCTCCATCGGGTCAATGGCAGAAAGAAGTCGGAGAGATACGCGGGCTGCATCTTCCGCACTGATGCCGTCGATAACGATGGAAACACCACGCACAGCCATGTCGCCAGCACCAAGTTCATCCATTGTGATATCCAGCTTTGCCATGTTGTTCTCCTTCACAGGTTTGTAGGTGCGTGAAGCAAGCCAGTCGTATTCACCACGAAGTAAAAGAATATCTTTATCCTTCTGGTCAACGGTGTCGTGCAAACTGTTGCACTCTTCTGTAAGCAGGTCGTTGCGCTGCTCCAGTTCCTTGATACGAACAGACGCAAGCCTCGCGTTGTGTTGGAGATTCTTGAGTGCTTCCACGAGATACACCGGGTTAGTCCCGCTTGCTTTCAACTTGCGGAACTTGTTAACCAAGTGTTCCAACTTGTGCCTGTAACTAGCGGACATAAGGGACAAGTCTCTGTCCCGACGTTTGTGCGCTTGGCGTTGCCGTTCCAACTTGCTTTGCAACGCTGTGTTTTCCCGTTCAAGCTGACCAAGCCTGTGTTGGAGATCCTCATTTTGTGCCTCAATAAATGTCAATCCGATATTGGGCACATTGCTTTCAGTGAGCAAAGCAAGTTCCTGCTCAAGTTGAGCAACCGTATCGAGAAGCTCCGCATTGCGATTGTTGCACTTCTCGCAGACGGTGTATTCCAACTGTTTGGGAGAACTTTCCGTGGGCAACTTCTGTCCAAACTGAAGAAACTTGCCTACTTCAGCATCCACTAACGCCACGAATTTGTCAAAAGCGCCGGATTCTTTGCTGACGATGTCGGGGATAAGTTCCCGTACACTTTCGTAGTCCAGTATCTGCTTAGCGAGAAGCAGCATGTTCTGCGCATGAGGGTAATCTTCCGCCAGTTTGTCAAGAATGTTGTTAGTAACACGCAGCGTCTCTTCCACGAGCGTTTCCAACTTTTCCATAATAGCTCCTTTGTTTTATTGGGCAGCCTTGCGCACGACTGCCCTAAAAACCAAGGATATTTTACGTTAATGAGTACCAACAAACTAGCAGGGAATTGCTAGACTTGGTAAATATCAGCCAACTGCTGTACATACAGAGTCCCAAACTCTGCGTTGCAACAGGCACAACACGGCGCATGGCACGTACACTAATGTGTAGATAGCTGACTGTATTATGAATGTGGTGAACATGTGTTCCCATCCATCCCACAGCGGGGTAAGCCAGATACTAACACACTTGTACACGGCAGTACGCATAATAGCTACTGCATACACAACCACTCCTTTGTTTTATGCAAGCCCCAACTCTAGGTCAGAGCTTGTATTAAAGCAAAGGAATTGACCGAAGGGAAACTAATTGACCGAAGGGAAAGGAAACAAGTTATGCCGCCTGCTTGTTAACCTGCAAGCAAGAGGCAATGGCCGCAACCACGCTTGCCATCATGGCGTTATTGTCGGCAACAGGAGAAAGCATTTTCACCACGTCTTCAAGAGGCTTGGGCAGAGGAGCCGCAGTACTGGAAGGCAGGTCAACGCCAAGCTCCTTTGCCTTCTTTTCAAGGCGAGAGAAGGAATCAAGAATGGCCTTCGCCTTGTCTTCCTGCGTCTTGGCGGCGTTCTTCGCTTCGCGTTCGGCCTTTTGTTCGGCCTTCAGGTTGTCGTACCACTTGCCCGCGCCAAGAACAGTGATGGCAATGGCGGACACAAAGGCCAGACATTCCTTGTCCACGTCAGACAGTTTGTTCGGGTCACGGCTGGACTCCCAAGCCTTGCCGCCGGACTTGTCCTTATAAATGGCCTGTGCGGCGCGGAAAGAGAAGACAACCTTCTTCTTGTCCTTGTCCCACATAACGGGAACGCCCTTGCGCGTCATGTACTCGCGCATGTAGGGCTTCATCTTGTCCGGCACGGCGGCAAGCAATTGGTTGCAGTATGTGGCGTTGCAATCACGAATGGCACGTTCAACGCAGGGAAGCAGCAGGGTTTGCGCACCTTCCTGCATTTCCTTGACGGTTGCCGTGAACTTCGCCAGCTTGGAAACAAGATCACTTTCGCTCATAATGTACGCAGTGGCCATGGTGTATCTCCTCTGTATTAAATTGTTGTTGTTTCATGTGAAACATTGTTTAGTGACTAACCAAAAATAAAAACCGCTAGGTAAGACCTTTTGTCAAGGATACCTAGCGGCTTGTATTTTGTTTTGTCTTTCCTGCCGTATCGTTGCTTCGCTAGAAACATCGTCTACGGCTACCTTTGAATCAAACGGATTTCGCCAGCCCATACTTTCGTTGCTGGTATTACACAAGCCCGTGTACTTGTGCTTTTACTGGCTATCTTTACAAGTAACCCCTTTTGCCTTTTATCAAGGCCAGCCTAGTGTTTGTGAAACACTAAACCGCGTTTCGGTTACTTGCTGGAAGCGTTGTTTCATGTGAAACGCATATTGTTTTCTCCGTAAAGAAAACTAACGTTCACTTAAAACGTACTTCCATCACGCAATCCCATTATGCTTATGCAAGGGCAATCCTTGCCATACTTGGGATATGCTATCCGCCGTATTGTCTCTTTATATGGCGCAATCTTGCGCGAGACTATCCCACTGCATTACGCTTTCTGAGTCTGCGCAATGTGCCAGTACAGCAGGAAGGCGGGCCAGTAACTAAGCATGTGCCTAGCTTGGCGGTCTTTACGGCAATGCAGTATTATGAGCGCTGCACCGTGTGACAATTCACACGCTAAGTATAGGGAAAAGTTAATCTAGTTAACCCTTTCGTTAATCCCTAACTTTTCGCCTTTTGTATCTTATGTGCGGCTTGCGCTGCACAACGTACTAAGGCTTGCGCTTGGTACTTTCGTACCTTCTCTTGATAGTTACCTTACACGAAAGCAAGGAACTTGTCAAGAAAAAACTTTATTTAATTTTCAGCGGGCTTGCGGCGCTTTGAGCTGCCAGCTACTGCCCTATGTGAAAATCCTACTCTTTTGCGGCGGGCTTGTCAACTACTTTTTTCACTTTTCAAAAACTTTCTTTTCTTGTATTTGCGGGTCAAATCTACTCTAGGTTGAGTGCCTACCCTGTTAGAAAAGAGATTAAAGAAAACTGGAAACAATGTCAAGTAAAATTTTTGGGCTTGTCTTATTTAATGTAGCACAAGCCCTAAGCTACTGATATTGTTAGCTTTTTTCTTCTTGTCTTTTGCAATAGCGGCGAGCTATCACAAGATTGCATGCCCGCAAATGCCTTGCCTGCCGGACATTATCCGCAGATACAGTGACCGTCATTGCGAGATTGTCACTTGTTTGGCCTATGTATATGGCCTTGCTGCGGCCTTTGCCTTGTGCAACGTCCATCCACAAGGCGTTGCTGATTGTCTTGGCCTTGGATGCAATGCGGCAACCATTGTTTTTATACGTTCGCCGCGTGTTCTTTGCCGGTAATGTGATAACGTCCACGCCCTCGATTGTTTCCACAATACACTTGCTCACATAGCGTTGCAATTTGTCGGCCTTGCGTTGTGCCTTGTCCTGCCATTCTTTGCCTTGCGCCATGAGCCGCATGGCCTCTCCGGCTAACTGCCTTGCTTCCTTGGCGGATTTGCCTTGCTTGCGATATAGCTTTATCAGCTTTTTGATATAGCCAGCCCTTTCGATTTTGTCCATTTTTTGCCTCCTCACTTTTCCCTTTAGTCAATTGTTGTCTATATAGATTGTTCTACCATAGCAAAGCACAAACTATACAGGCTTGTGCCTTGGCTGATAGAACAGCTAATAGTTGACAGTATGATTTGCACCGGGCATAAAATCGTATGCCCAATCTATGCCAGCACGCCATGCCCGCCAATGGGAGCCAAAACATACAGATGCCGTGCTAAACCGCATATCGTTATGGGATACTGCCATGACGATACAAGAAAAGAAATTATCCATTACCTACCTCGCAAGTTAATTGTTAATCCAATCCAAGGCGCAAATATTCCAGCTACTTGCGCCTTGTATGATTCAACAATCGTAATTCCAGCGGCCTTACTCCGCATTGCGTCTGGTAATGTTGTCTATTTCAATCTGGATTGCCCTTTCTTCGGCCTCTTCACGCTCCTCGGCAAGCCGCCTGCGTTCTTCGGCTGATTGTTCAACCCGTTGTGACCATTCCAGCAAGAGAGATATGACATAATCGTTTGTATTGCTCATGGTATTTGCTCCCTTTAATCGCAAAGGTTATTAAGCAGCAAGCTAGCTGATTGCATAGCCAAGTTTGCCTGAAACATACTCGCGCATTCATTGTAACGGCGTTGCGTCCAGCTATACGTTGTGTGCATGTGCAAGCGTTGCATACGGATTGCTCCAAGAGACATTGTTTCGAGGCGGGCTTGATCGTAGCGTTCGCGTCCGTAGTATGTGGCCATGTGCATTCTCCTGATGCCTTGCGGCGGTTAAGGTGAACTTGAACTGAAAACAATTTAGCAAAGTTTTAAAAGAAAGTAAAGTTTTAATAAAATCAATTAGTTAGCTTTAAGTTCTTGTTGGAGCCTATGCTTCTAGCGAAGCGACGATGGTACTTGTCTTTCCATTGGTATCGTATTGCAGACTATGTGCCGATTCCGGGTAATTTTTGGGTGCAATTTCGCTTGTTTACGTCCAAATACCTGTAATTATTGACAAAAAGTCACAAAAGTGAAGAATTTCACAAGGGGGAGAGGGGTTATAGGGGTACCAGTGGACACGAGGGTGACGGCTACGGGTGCAAGGAAAGCCATCTCTGTGTATATTTATAAAATTTAGATTGATATTTATATCACCTCTATGTATATTTACTAAAGTTAGCTGTATATTTACAAAACTTAGATAAATAATTGACCGAAGGGAAAAAGAAAAGGCCACCAATCTTTTCCTGATAATTCGGAGAAAACTGATGGCCAGTAGTGGGTATGAGAAGTACCAAAGGTACCATGAAGTTCTTTAAGCTACTTAAAGTAGTTTAATTATTTATAGTACTATATGTAGATAATAGCCTAGAACATATAGTATTATTATAATAAAATATAATATATTAAAGTATTTTAGTACTTTATGTAGATAAATTAACTATAAGTACTTGACATACTTATAGTATGTATTATAAGTACTTTAAGTTATTTAAGATAAATTTAAAGATCATAATAGCCCGCCTTAAGTTTCTTAATTTCCGAACTACGGTTATACTGCTTTTTGTTTTTAAAGAAGATAGTTGGTTGAACTGCCCTTTTACGAACTTTAATATCTTCATTCCGAATTACTAGTTTGAAGTTTGCGCTCATCTTCGTATACATCCCATGTTAGATCTTCCGGAACTTGCTCAGGCAAGTGTGACGTATCTGTAAATTTCTTTTTATTTTTCTTTATACGAGACTCTAATACCTCATAGCGCGTCTTGCCACTTGCAACTTCTTTCTCCGTCATAAAGAAATTATTATCTGTGCCTACGAAATATTTACCGGGAAGATAGTTGTAATAGCACCAAAGCTTATTTACACCATTTTCAACGTCTCGAAGTACGAAACGCTTAATAACTTTCTTATCTTCCTTATATCTTTTCTCTCGAAGTAGGCTTTGTAGGTGTTTAAGTTCTTTATCATCTGTTTCAGATGGGAAAACTTCACCCGTACTTTCTCTTAATTTGTATTCTAATCCATTTAAACCAAGCATTTGGTGAGGATTATCATACAACATCAAGCCTCTTTTGTGAAATCTTAGATTATTTTTAAACCAAAGTATCTTACTGCCCGGCGTTGCTGAACTATTTTTATGTGTCAGATACCAAGCCGGGTCATTAAATGCATTTTTAGGCGAGCAAACGTGCATAGCATACGGGGATGGAAGCAAAATAGGCTGACATCTTTGTATGACTTTTGGCGTTGCATTAAATTGATTAAGGCCAATGTTAAAAGTAACACGTCCGGCGAAGTATTGTCCATGAAATCTTCCGAAATATGGCACTTTTACTTCCTTGCCTTCTCGAATGCACGTTAAAATTTCGTGAAATAAGCAATTTACCAGACGAACTTGTTCAGATCTTGGTATTGTAAAATACGGCATGATCCGATCCATAAGTTCGCTAAAGCAAATTGAGTTATTTCTTGGTTTACCAGTCTTAGGATCACGACTAACATACGGCACATGTGGTGAAAGACCCCTAAAAGGCAGTCTGTATGTTCCTAAATTTCCCACAACTATCTCCTACTTAAAATAAATATCTGAGTGTGAACAACAATGGACGTTTCTACAGTACTTGAGTTCTTTAAAGACATAAGCCCGCTGATAAATACGGCTAGTTTCGCTACATTTTTGATTTTGTATTCAAAAATACGGGACATAGAGGCTACAATAGCACTGCTTGATGGCAGAGTTACGAGATATCTTGAAAGAACAGTAACTGTAGAGCAAGATCTTAAAGAAATTACTTCTTTTGTCTACTCACACTACAATCTTACTCCCGAAAATGCTTTGAAATATCTTCATAGGCATAACGGGTGTCAATCTGTAGAAAAATAAACATAAAAGTAGCAGTTGTCAAACTTAATTAGATAGGTATATACTATGAGTAAGTCAATATCCGAAATACGAGATCTTGCTTTAGATCTAAAAGACCAATTTAAAGTACCCTGCGCTATGGCTGCTTCAAAAGCGCCCACTGGTGTTGGGAAAAGTAAGAATGACGTGCTTGTGCAGCGACTTGCAATGGAGTTTAATCACGATCCGGTGCAAGAGTTAGTTAAACTCGCGCAGAGTAATCGCATTAGTCCAGATCTTAAAGCTAAAATCAATATGGAATTTTTGCAGTATTATCTTCCGAAGCTTCGTGCCATTGATACGAACCCGAATCAAGGCGAAGTTATTCAGATTAATATTGTAAACCCCCACGACATTGTGGATGCTGAAATAATAGACAGATAAATATAAATGAGGTAAGTTATGTTGCTTAAAATTGTTTACGGTGCTGGTAACAGTTTGTACATTACAGATATTAAGTCTGTAAGTTTTGTAGCTCACCACTCGGATGATGCAGAGATCATTGATTTTGACAAAGAGCTTGGCTGCAATGAACGTGTAATTTTTTCAGAAGATTACCTGCGAAATCAAGTAGGCTGTTCTCCTAAGGGGGAAGACGATCGTAAATACTATATGAACTCTGTGTGCATCTATACCCCGGCTACCGATCCGGAAGTTATTTTCTTCACCGGTACCGCGTACCTCTGTGATGATACGGGGAAGACTGTAGATACACTGAGGTAATCTTATGCAGATTACTTACGAAGTATCTCCCACTTTCGCACTGTTTCATAAGTGTGAAAAGTTTATGAAATTTGTAATGGGGCCAGTTGGTTCGGGTAAAAGCTCCAGTTGTGTTATGGACTTGTTCTTTAATGCAATGAAACAAGTTCCAGATAAAGATGGTATACGTAGATCTCGTTACTGTGTTATCCGCGCAACCTATCCTCAGCTTCGGTCGTCAACAGTTAAGACGTGGCAGGAATGGTTCAAGGATAAGATTCAAATTACGTATACTAACCCGATCACTGGCCGCATTCGCTACGATCTTGCCGATGGTACAAAACTTGACATGGAAATATTCTTTGTCGCCATCGAAGATGAAGTAGCGGCTGAAAAATTACGTTCTTGGGAATTTACAGGTGCGTGGGTTAACGAAGCTCACGAAATACCTGAATATCTTCTTGAAGCTATTCTTCCTGCTCGTGTAAACCGTTATCCATCTATCAACAGTGGACATGGTGCTGTGTGCCCTCAGATAGTAGTTGACTACAACGCTGTCTCTACGGAGCACTGGCTTTATAAATGGGCTGAGGAAATAAAACCTGAGAATTGTGAGTTCTTTAGACAGCCTCCTGCGGTACTTAAAGATGCTTCCGGGAGATACTTCGTAAATCCAGATGCTGAGAATTTAAATCACCTTGCTGATAATTATTATCAGAACATGTTAGCTGTCGCTTCTACGGAAGTTATTCAGACAGACTTGATGAACATGTATGGTGAACGTAAAGCTGGTAAGCCTGTATATAAAGACTTTGAAGATGCAAGTCACACAGCAGTAGCTACATTGACTCCTCCACAAGGTCTCCCTGTTATCATTGGCCTTGACCAAGGATTAACTCCTGCCGCAGCTTTTACGTACCAAGCAATGGATGGTACACTCTGTATTTTTGATGAAATCTCTACAGAAGATTGTTCTCTTAAAGAGTTCGCAGAAAGCTATCTGTGGCCGATGATTAATACAAAATACCCTTGGATCAAAAAGAATTTCGTTTGTGTAATAGATCCTGCCGCAGCGCAGAGAAGTATGAACGATGCCAAGGCTGGTCTAGAAATATTAAAGGAAGCTGGATTACCTGTAAAGCTAGCTAAATCCAACTCTCCTGTAGAACGACGAGAAGCTGTTACACACTTCCTGTTGTTACGTGACAAATTTAAGTTGTCTCCAGATTGCCATATGCTTAGACGCGGCTTCATATCTGAATATAAATATGAAGAGCGTAGAGCAGTATCCGGCGAACGGTTCAAAGATAAACCTTTGAAAAATATGTATTCTCATGTGCATGATGCTTTGCAATATGCTGCTATGGAGTACGTTGGTTCAAGGAAACGGAATAAATTCATAAATCAACATCCTAAAAAGTATACAGTCGCTAGCACTATCGGTGGTTATTAAACATGGCAGAACTTGATTTTTTTAAGTATCCTATACAGCCTGAACAGAACAGCAATCCACAAGATGAACAACTTGCTGCAACAGAAGCTGCTATTAAGGATACCGTTAAAAAACTTGAAGAAGAGCAGGCTAAGAAAGATAAACTTGATAAGCTGGTTGCTCCGCTTACTGTTGATAGTACTACTAAAGAAGATGGTGCTAACTACAAAGAATACGCGGATAACCTCGCTATCTTTGTGCGCGATTGCTTTGAAGCTTCTGAGAACTCTCGTAAGACCATTGAAGATGGTTGGATTAAGTCTCTTAAGCAATATAAAGGTATCTATCAATCTGATGTTGCCGCGCGAATAGTTCCGAATCGTAGTCAAGCATTTGTGCGTATTACTCGTACAAAAGTTAAGACCGTCGATTCTCGTCTTTGTGACCTGTTGTTCCCGGCTAATGGCGAGAAGAACTGGGGTATTACTCCTACGCCAATTCCTGACTACTCTCCGCAGAAGAAACAAATGCTTATCCAAATGCATGCTCAGGAGACTGGTGAAGAAGTTACACCTGAAGAATTTGATGTGCTTCTTACTGAAACAGCTAAGAAACAATCTACGAAGATGGCCAAGAGGATTGAAGACCAGCTTTCAGAAATGAAGTACAGGGAGATTATGCGTGAAGTTATTCACAGCGGTAATGTCTATGGTACAGGGTTTCTTAAAGGGCCATTCGTCTCTATCGTTGAAAATAAGCAGTATACCAAACAACCAAGTGATGATGGTAGTGGCAAATGGCTGCTTGAAAATTACGACAGGATCATACCCTTCGCAGAAAACGTTCGTGTTTGGGACATCTACCCGGACATGGAAGCAACGACTATCAATGATTGTCGATATATTATCCAACGTCGTAAAATGAATAAGCATGATCTACTGTGTCTTTCTAAACGTAACGACTTCTCTACGGATGTTATTAACAACTATGTTAAGATGTATCCGGAAGGTCGTTATACAAAGAAAGCCTTTGAGCTTGATCTGCAAACGATGGGTGATGTAACAAGTCTTCCTGCTGATAGCGAGAGCACAGCTCGTAAGTACGAAGTGCTTGAATTTTGGGGATACGTTGATGCTAAGTCTCTTACAGAGTTTGGCGTTAAAGTTCCCGATGATAAACTTGGTTTGATTGACATTCCTGCTAACGTTTGGGTTCTTGGTAATAAAGTAATTAAAGCTATTCTCTCACCTCTCGAAGGTGTTAAATGGCCGTATTTTACATATTACTACGATAAAGACGAGACATGTGTTTTTGGTGAAGGTATTCCCAGTATCATGTCTACAATGCAGGAAATGACGAACTCTGCTTTCCGTGCTATGCTTGATAATGCTGCTATTTCCGCTGGCCCTCAGATGGAAGTAAATCTTGATTTGCTTTCTGAGGATGAAGATCCGCGAGAAGTTCACCCATTTAAAGTATGGATGCGTACAGGTACAGGTAGTGATGCACAAGCACAATGCCTGCGTATGCTGGAAGTACCTTCATACACGGCAGAGTTTGAACGCATGCTCAATCTGTTCTCTACGTATAACGATGAAATCACTACGATTCCTCGGTATATGTGGGGTGATAATTCTGGTGGTGCTGGTCGTACATCCAGTGGCCTGTCTATGCTTATGGGCAGTGCTAACATGGCTATTAAAGATCAGGTAAAGAACTTTGATGATGGTATTACTACTCCATTTATTCGTTCTATGTACCACTGGAATATGCAGTTTAGTGATGATGAAGACATCAAGGGAGATTATACAGTAATTGCTCGTGGTAGTGCTTCTCTCATTGCTAAAGAAATGTATGCTCAATATCTTATTCAGTTCCTTAACATTACGGCTAATCCAGAAGATGCGTCTATTGTTAAACGTCCTGATATTATTCGTGCAGTTGCGGATACCTTTGACTTGAACAGTGAAGCTTTCGTTCTTTCTGATAAGGAAATCGAAGCGCGTAATCAACAGAGTCAAGCTGAGCATCAACAACAGCAACAATTCATGTACAGCATTATTGAAGCTGCTCGTGAAAATGGTATCTCTCCCGAAGCTCTTATCTCGAATATGAGGCAACTGCAGCAGGAACAGCAGAAGACCTTGCAACAGCAAGTTAATATGCTGCAACAGCAGAAACAACAGCAACGTGCGCCACAAGCGCAAGGTATGATGTAATATGACTGGTGCAGAATTAAAAACTTTTGAAAAGTCATTTAAGTCCACAACAGAGAGTATGTTACAGAGAAATCTGAGGACATATCTCTCTGGACTTAAAGAACAAAAGTTTAATAGGTTGTTACAAGAAGGTACGACGGTTTTTACCGTGGAAGATAGAAACATTATTATTGGAGAACTTAGGGTCATTCAAAAGCTACTGGATGTTCTGGAACCGAAGTCAGAAGTTATCTCACTGACAAATTCGCAATCCTAAACATTCTTCCAGTAATTTAGGACTTGGCACTTGTGTCCCCTAAAAGGAAAAAAGAATGTCTGATATTAGTACTGTGGCGACCACTCCGGTCACTTCCACAGAAAACATGGATAATAGTACAACAAGTTCAACAGCAGATAACCATTTGGACGCTGCCTTCGATAAACTAGCTCGCGAGTGGGACGGTACCTCCACCGACGGCAAGCTCGGAGATTCAGAAGAGCCAACACAGGTATCTACCTCTGGTGAAAGTGTACAAACAAGCCAGCCTGAGGGTACGGAAACACAGACTGAAACGCAACCTGCGGAGCAGCCTGCCACACCGAACCTTGACTATCAGCAGCTTTATCAACAGATGCTCAAAGAGAAAGAGTTGCAACAGCAGAACGTTAATCTTCTGTATGACCGACTTAACGATCTTTCAGAGCGTTACCAGTCTCTTAAACAAGAGGTTACGAAAGCTCCTGAAGCTACTAAGACGGAAACTCCTCAAGAAGTACAGGAACTGTATGAACTCTATCCTGACATTGCAAAAGCAGTGGACAAGATGATAGATTCTCGTACGAAATCTGTACAGAAAAGCGTCGAAGATACAACTGAATCTAAGTCGCTGCAACTTCAACAAGCAGTGCAAACACTTGCTCAGCAGAACTTTGTAAATAAGGTTATTTCGGTTCACCCCGATATGCCGCAGATTATGCAAACTCGTGCTCTGCACACTTGGGTCGATGGCCTTGATCCTATTCAGAAAGCTGGTGCTTCTTACATCATGCAGTATGGATCGGCTGACGATATTATCGGGCTTGTGTCGCAGTATAAAACTGCTACAACGAAGCCTGCCAATACCACTACGCAAACAAAAGAAGATCTCGTTGATCGAGTTAAAAATGCCATAAGCGTTCCGTCTAATCGACAAGAACCTGCGGTAATTAAGACTCAGGAACCTATTAGCGAGCAAGCAACATTTGATGCTCTTGCTAAGGACTATGAGAAGACTTTTGGTTTTCGTAGGTAATACTACACATCTTTAGAGGTTATCTACAATGGCTATGAATACAACTGGCGGCACAATCGTCGCTAATGGTACTACTACTGGTGCGCTGAGCACCATGCTTAATGCGCATGCTATTTTCCAGTTCCTCGTGCGTGCTCTGCCGTATCTGGTTCTGGAAAAGTTTGGTCAGGCTTATCCCCTGCCCGAACGTAGCACCAAGCAGATCAAGTTCCGTCGTTACGAAGCTCTGCCTGCTACTCCCACGAAACTGACCGAAGGTGTTACACCTACGTCTCAGTCGCTGACCACCACTGACATCACTGCTACGCTCGACCAGTACGGTTCGCTCGTGACTCTGACAGACGTGCTGATCGATACCAACGACAGTGAACCCTTGCGGAACGCTGCTGAAGTTATCGGTGAGCAGGCTGCTGAAATGATCGAACGTCTGCGTCTCGACGTGGTGCTCGGTGGCTCTAACGTGGAGTACGCTAACGGTTCCGCTCGTTCGGACGTGAATACCCCCATCTCTCTGTCTCTCCAGCGCCGCATCGTGCGTAAACTGAAGAACCAGAAAGCTCGTGGTATCACCAGCATCGTGCGTTCTACCCCTAACTTCAATACGGAAAACGTGGCGCCGTCTTTTGTGGCTATCTGCCATCCTGACTGCGAATCCGACATCCGTGATATGGTTCACTTCCAAGACGTGAAAGACTACGGTAGCACGTCTGCTTGGGAAAACGAAATCGGTGCTGTGGAACAGGTTCGTTATCTGTACACCACACTGATGGAAGCCTTCCCGGATGCTGGTGGTGTGAACGGTACTGGCGCTGACAAGATGCTGTCGACCACAGGCACCAATTGTGACGTATACCCCGTGCTCTTCATTGCGAAAGATGCTTATGGCATCGTTCCCTTCAAGAACACTTCTGCCGTTACTCCTGTTATCGTGAATCCCGCTCCTTCTGCTTCCGATCCGCTTGGCCAGCGTGGCCATGTGGCGTGGAAGTCGATGCAGACCGCTGTGATTCTGAATCAGGCGTGGATGGTTCGTGCTGAAGTCGCCGTTTCCGCGAAGTAAGCTTAGTTAGACTTTAGGGGAGCTGCTTTACGTGGCTCCCCTTATAAATAAAGAAAGGAACATAGAAATGTTGAAGATTAATTATAATACGCTTAAAGATGCTGAGCTTATCAAAGCGTGTGACGATCGTGGCTTTGTTGCTCCCATGAATGAAGATGGTCGAGTGATTCGTACAGAAGCCATCCGTATGCTTAAAGAGCGTGATGATACAGAAGCGAAGAATGATGTTTCGGAACGTGTGTGGGTTGTTTTCCACAACAGTGGTAGCCCTAGCGCTGGCCCTTACGTGTTCGCGTCTGTTAACGAAAAGAATTTTCAGGCTCCTTACGAAAAGGAAGTTTGTATTCCTAAGTACTTCCTTACAGAGTGCATTGATCGCGCATCTACTATTAAGCGTTCTTACAGCATCCAAGCTGATGGTTCTACAGCCTCTGTCGTAACTAAGATACCTACGTATCCTTACACGATTATTCGTCCTGCTTCTGCCGAAGACTTTGCGTAGGTGACTTATGTTTGGCACATCTATGATATGTAAAACTTGGTATCCTGACGCAGACCGAGCCAAAAGTTTGTATGCCGAATCCTTAGATTCTGTTGCTTTTGCTGCGCGAGATGTGGAAAAGACTGTCGAAAGGTTGTACGCTTATGCAAATGATAGTCTTCTTAGCGGAGAAGTTGTATCTAGTGGTACCGTCGTCTTTAACAAGAATGACGTAGTTAATCCAGAACTGGTGTTTGATCCAAAAACAGCGCACATTCGGAAAGGTTTTCGTTGGCGGCTTGCGAACGATCTTGAACGCTTGAAAAATGAGTATGCTAAAACTTGTATTATTCGTGACTGGCTTAATAGCGATGAAGAGCGAAATGCTTTAAAGAGTAAGATAGCTGAATTGCAGGATAAACTTTTTGATAAGCAATGTAATCTCGCTGCTGCTCTAGTCGATAAAGACATCGTGAATTTGAATACAGTTTTTAATAAAATGTGTGAAGAAGCAAACAAATAAGCTAAGGTGAGTTGTGAAAGTAAAAGACATTATTAATCGCGTTATTCTTCTGTATCATGATGAAGACTATGTACGAATGACTGAGCAGCAGTATCTTCGCTTCCTTGATGATGCGCTTTTGCAACTCATTCTTGCTCGTCCTGATGCTAATGAAAAGCGGGATGTCGTAAAGCTCTCTCCGGGAGCAAGACAAACGCTTCCTGATGAAGCGTATACTCTGATAGATGTGTATCTTAATAAAGTATATCTTAAAGATATTGATGCGTATCTTGATGGTAAACCTATTTATCAAGTTGCACGAAAAGACTTGGATTACTTTAATAACTGGTATAGTGTTTCTGGTAATACAGAAGAGATAAATGAATTTGCGTATGACATACGTACACCTAAAAGTTACTGGGTTAATCCCCCTGTAACTAATTCTCCTGATGTGTATGTAGAAATTGGTTACAGCTATGGTGTGCCAGCGTTCGCGGATACGACAGATGAGTACGCAGTAACACTTGAAAAAGTTGTTCCGGTTTCAGAAGAGTTTCGTAACGCACTTGTGAACTACATGCTGTATCTTTGTTACAGTGTAGACAGTACTTCTCAATACGATCGTGCTGTTGCCGATAAGTACTTGCAACTCTTTGTGCAAATGCTCCAGCTTGACAATAAGACTTCTCTTACATCGTCTAACCGTATTATTGAGAATACTACGCAGGGTATTGGTGTTTATGGCACTACAGCGCCTATGACTGCCTCTCCTGCTGCACAAGCGAGGTCGTAATGGCCATTGATCTTATTGCACAATATTCTATAGGTTTACAACCTCTGTGCTTCTCTAAAGTACGGTCTCTTGGCTTTATGCGTAATAAGTGTAAGGCTGATGGTTCCCTTAAAGCAAATGTGGATATGGCTATAGTACGTCCACAACATTTAACTTTTGCGGGTGTTTTGTTTTCATATTCGCAACCTACTGTAGGAAAATATGCTATGGTGACTTGGGACGCATTCTACGAATACGTTTTTCCTAGTGTACAGGGTTGTCCGACTTCTATTGTTAAACATGCTATTCGTAGTGCTTGCATTGATTTTTGTGCACGTACTTTGATCTGGAAACAAGATAGTATTCTTAATGATATTGTTGCTGGACTTAGTATGTACACATTTGCTCCGCCTACTGGGGCAAAAGTAGTTACGCCATACCGTGTAGCTATTAAAGATGTAGACAGTGGTAAGGATAAAGAACTTGCTCCTTACTCTTTGGAAACTCTAGAATCTTTTGCACCTAGTTGGCGAGAAGAGACAGCAGAGTATCCAGATAAGTACGTGCTTATTACAGACGACACTGTTCGTCTTATTGGTACACCCACAAAGGATTTGCCAGAAGCGTTGAGTGCATGTGTTGCACTTAAACCTTCAAGGGATGCGGAAGATTGTCCCTCCTTTATTTATGAGGACTGGGCTGAAACTGTAGCCGCAGGTGCTCTTGCAAAGCTTCACGCAAGTAAAGAGAAAGTGTGGGCTATTCCTGAACTTGTTGCTTACTACACAAAGATGTATCGTGATGGTATTTCTCGTGCTCGTAGTAAGGCTACTAAATCCGGTCTGCGTGAGAGTAAGGATATCTTGCCCGTGCAGTTCTCTAATCTAAAAGGATATAACTAATGGCTAGTTTTTCTGACTATTCTGAAAATAAGGTTCTAAACTACCTTCTGCGCGGCGAAGCTTTTGCCGTTCCTAATCTCTATCTCGCTCTGTTCACGTCGAGTAACGGTCTTGAAGCTAATACTCCTCTGACACAGACTGAGGTGGCTACAGCTAGCACAGGTTACGCTCGTGTGGCTATTCCCAGTTACACAGCTTTCTCTGATGCAGCTTCTGGTTCTTCTTCTAATACGGTTACTTTTGAATTTCCTGTCGCTCAAGCTGACTGGGGTACCATTACACATGGTGCTTTGATGGATGCAGCTACTGGTGGTAATGTGATTTGGTGGAGCGCTCTTTCTGCTCCTCGTGTTGTGTACAGTGGTGACACTATTCGCTTTGCTCCTGCTACGACTGTTGTAACTCTTGATTAATAGTGGGTATTCGTTATGAGTTTAGTTAATGCTAAAGAGATAAATGCTGTAGCTATCAATGCAGACAGTGGTAGTATCAAAGATGCTGCTATGCTTCTGTCATGCAGTAGTTCTGGTATTCTTTTGGAAACACGAGTAGTACCGTCGTCTATAGCATTAACTACTTATAGCGATGGTTCTATAGACAGACCTGTTCTTATTGTTAGTCCTAACATGTCTTTCTTATGTCAAAGTAGTGGAAAACTTAAATTAGTAATTCCCCTTTACCTTGACATAACTTTTGACACATCTTCAGATTTACAATTGAATGTTGCTGAAGTATTTAATCTAGGTTTAAATTTTGTAGCTAAGAGTGATGGCAGCATAGGTAGATTTGTTATTTATAGAAAGGCAAATCCCGGTATTGTCTTTACTTTGCATAGTCTGCAATACCTTAATTCTGGTAGAATACGGATTAATAAAAATAAGTACCTTTAATCTTGGTAATGTGATAGTATGTACAGTGGCATTAAATTTACAAATAACGCAAGTACTCAGTTAACACAGACGTTGCTGGCTACAGATACAGTTTTGTACGTAGGGACTAACGGTGCTTCGATATTTCCTAAATTGGATACTACCGACGACTACTTTTTACTTACCCTACTTGACGTAGATAAAAATAGAGAAGTCGTTAAGTGCACTTCTCGTACAGATGATTCTTGTACCGTTGTACGAGCACAAGAAGGAACGACAGCTAGAACCTTTCAAGTTGGTACGTTAGTTGAACTGCGACTAACAGCGAATAGTATTACGAAAGTTGCAGAAGACGCAAGTGTTACAAAACCACACGCTTCTACAGATCCTGCTGCGTGTGGTCAAGCTACGGCACAAGTGTACAGTCATGTAAAACTTACAGACAATTTTGAATTGGGTACACAGGCTATTAACGGTGTGATCTGTACTCCATATGCTTTACAGCAGGCTGTGGCCAGACTTACATCTGTTGCAGGTACACAACTAATTACTTCTTCTACAACCTATGTTGTTCCTGAAACTGGTACTTACACAGTTACGTGTGTTGGTGGTGGTGGGAATGGTGGCAGAGGCGGTAATGGTTCAGCACGATGGGACGCATACTCACAAACATGTATTACTGGCTGTGAAGAGCACTCCGTCTACTCTGAAGCACATTCCGGTGGTAGTGGTGGTGGTGGTGGTGCAGGTCAGGTTATCACACGTCAACTATCTTTAACTAAAGGAACTAGTATACCGATTACTGTAGGCGGTGTTAGTGGTACTACTACCTTTGGGACACACATTACAGCTTTAGGTGGCGGAGCTGGTGGCAATGGTGGCAATGCTCATACCGGAGATGGTTGTTCTACTGGTAATCATGGTGGTGCTGGAGCTTTGGGTGTATCATATGGTACAGCCTCTACCGCTGGTACTGCCGGTTCTTCTAGTGTAAATGTGTTTTGTAGTAATCTTTCTGGAAATAGAGGTTTTGTATCTGTGTCTGGAACGTCTGGTGGGTATTCTGGAAAGTCTTTCGACGGTGTTTACGGGAACGGTGGCGATGGTGGTAACGGTGGTGGTACTGCAATAACGTACGATGGCCCGGTAGGTTATTCTGGAACTGTCGGTAAAAGCGGAACACAAGGCTGTGTTAAAATTACTATGAAACTAGGATCTTAATTGTGGCTAATATAAAATTTACAAATCTGGCTAGTTCTACACTTCAAGTAGCAATTAATAATCTTGCTACTGCTGTTACAATAGATCCTGCTGACGTTGCAAAGTTTCCTAGTATCTCGGGTAATGAGTATTTTATTATCGTACTCATTACATCTGCTGGTGACTTTGAGATCATGCGCGTTACAGATGTTAATTCTAACGTCTTCACGGTAATTCGTGCGCAAGAGGGTACTCCTGCTCGGGCTTTCGACATAGGTGATAAAGTAGAGCATCGTCTGACAGCAGAGAGCTTGGTCACTATCGTTGAAGAAGCTAGCATAACTAAGCCTCATACATCTACAGACGCAGACACTTATGGTCATGCTACTTCTACTTTGTTTAGTCATGTAAAAATCACTGACGAAACAAATAGTTCAGCATCGTCAATACTTGGTATTGGTATATCTCCATATGCTGTTAAAACACGTTTTGACCAACTGCTTGGCGCTAGTAACCAAAACGTGATTACGGCGTCCGGTTCATTTGTTGTACCGGAAAGTGGTACATACGAAGTTGTTGCCATTGGTGGCGGTGGAGCTGGTGGTACTGGTGGTAATGCTAGTGAAGGCACGGTCGTTTATGAAGGTGGTGGCGGAGATTACGTTATTGGTTCCGGTGGTGGAGCAGGTGGTGGTGGTGCTGGTCAAGTTATAACTCAACAAATAGCCCTCACTAAAGGAACAAGTATACCTGTTACTATAGGTGGTTCTGGTGGTGTTACTACTTTTGGCACGTACATAACAGCTCTTGCTGGTGAACGTGGTAACAACGGTGGCAGTTCCTCTGGCTGTGGGTGTAACTGTGGGAACACTAGAGATTATTTCTTTAGTGGGCCGGGTGCTGGTGGTGCTGGTGGATACTCTTATGGTTCTTTGGCTATGACCGGTAGCGCTGGCGCAAGTGGCACATATTCATATCGTACTTGCAATGGTGGTGCTGGTGGCACCGGTGGTGTATCCATCGAAGGTACCTACGGTAATGGTGGTAATGGCGGTGCTGGACAGGGGATAAGTAATCCGCAAGCCGGTTGTAGTACACAGTTTTTCGGTTCCACAGCAGGCACAGCAGGTACGCAGGGTTGTGTTAAAATTCGTTTAGTTCTTGGAAGTTAATATGAGTAATACTTACTATTCTCCGGAAGGTAATCCCGAAATATGGGATCGCAAACCTAAAGGTTATATGTCTGTTGCAGAGTGGGAAGTTTATAGTGCTGCGCAACAGAAGATAAAAGACGAAGAGGCCGAAAAGGAACGACTGCTTCCGCAGAACTTGTATATTGCTCGTTTGCAGGAAGTAGAGACAGCTTACACACAAGCTATGGCTAAGCTTACACGTAAGTATCAGGATGCCGAGACTTCTACTTTTTATCGTCAATTGCAAGAAGCTAAAGACTATATAGCCAATAGTGCTACAGCAGATGCACCATTTATTATTAATGCGGCAAAGCAACGAAACATTTCTCCTACTGCATTAGCCAATAGTATACTTGAACAAGCTGATACATACGCTGCTGTTTCTGGATATCTCACAGGTCTTCGTCATAAGTATGCCAAAACTATTCAAGATATTGGCCCTACAAGTACCGAAGCTCTTCTTAATGTAGCTATTGACTATGCAATAGTCGACGAGGAAGTTATCTAATATGCCTGATTATAATTTCAAAAATAACTTAAAGTCTACACTACAGTCTAAACTGTGGAGTGATGCTACATCAATCTACTGTAATCATGTAGTTGAGAGCGAAGATGCAGAAACTCGCCGCAGTGCTTGGCCTGCTTTTCCTTTTACACTTACTCTTGTAGATACAGCAAATGATAATATAGAGGTAATTAAATGTACTGGTTTAGCTGATAATGCTAATAACTTTATTGCTTTTGCCTGTGATAGAGCACAAGAAAACACAACTGCTCAAACTTTTGAAATAGCTACTACTAGTGTAGAACATAGGTTAACTTCCGGAGCACTTAACTCTATAGTTAATGATATATCTACAGCAAATACAAATATAGCCACATTAAGTACAGAAGTTTCTACATCATTAACTAGCAAGCTTAATACAAGTGTAAGCAACATAACTGCATCTGGTATCAACGTCTTATTTCCGGCATTAAAGAGCACGTCTGGATATCAAAAATTTGCCAATGGCTTGATTATTCAGTGGGGGTCAGTGGCTGCAAACGCCACGTACTCATTTCCTATAACCTTCCCCACCGCAGCAGTATCTCTCACATTTGGTAGGGTATTTGGTGGCGAAGGTACGCCTGGCGCAGACAATATTACAACGTCAAGCTTTGTATATCGTAGCCTTAACATTGCAAACGTCCCTGCGCGCTACATGGCAATCGGATATTAGGAGGATACTATGAAATATTATAGTATTAGTACTGGCGGATTTTATGACCCAGAAATTAATCAGGTTATTCCACATGATGCACTTGCAGTAAGTGACGATCTGCATATGGCATTGTTAGCCGGGCAACGTGAAGGAAAAGTAATTATTTGCGATGGTGGTGTGCCACAGTTGGGTATGCCACCAGCCAAAACAATCAATGAAAAGATTGCGGATGTAGAAGCCGAGTATCAGAAGAAACTCGCTGATCTTGATGCATCGCTGCTTGCAGTTCTGTGGGCTGGCGGTGCAAATGAAGTTGCTAACAGGCAAGCGTTGTCTGCTCAGCGACAGCAACTGACAGCAGACAAAACTGCTGCCATAACAAACGTATTCCTTAATGGTTAATCATATGATGCAATGTCCTCTTTGTGGTGATGTCCCTGCTACTTGCCTTACGCAAGAAGGCATGAATCCCAATCCTGAATACAATGCTATCCTCGTGTCGATGGGTTACTGGCTGTGTACAGTACATCACGCACTCATCAAACCGAACATGATTCCTGACCGCATTGTGGCTCCTGAAGCGCCTGTGGCTGAAGCGGCTTAAGTAAAAACTACCTGAGTAAGTAATTATGGAAATTAAATTCTCGAACATGGCGTCGTCGTTGCTGCTTGATAATATCACGGACACATCTACGACACTTAGTGTCATTCCTGATACAGGTGCACTGTTCCCTATTCTCGTGCAGGTTGCAGATTATTTTAAGATCTGCGTCACAAATCCCGGCGATGGTACGTACGAGATTATGAAAGTGACGAAAACTCAGGGAGATCAGTTCACTGTTGAACGTGGGCAAGAAGATACGCTTGCTATCGCTTTTCCTCAGAACTCTATTGTCGAAAACCGACTTACTGCTGGTTCTATTGAACAGATTCTGAATGATGTGGCTGCGACTACTACCAACGAAGGTCGTATTCGTATTGCTACAGCAGCAGAAGCTAAAGCTGGTGTTCTTAATACTGTCGCAATGACACCACTCAACAGCGCTAGTATTGGTGTTCTTGTTGGTACCATCATGATGTTTGCTGGTCAAATCGACGACGACGGTTTCGTCATTGATGCTAAGACTAGCACCTCTCGGACAGACTGGCACGTCTGTGATGGTACCAACGGTACACCAGATATGCGTGATAAGTTCATCGTTGGTGCTGGTCACGATTATACACTTCACGCTACTGGCGGCAATAAGAAAGTTACACCTACAGCAACAGTTGCTGGTACAGCACTTACTGTTGAACAGATGCCTGCACATAACCACCAAGTCTACCAAGACTGTGGTGTATCTGGTGAAGGTAATGTATCCTCGGCTGACGAAGATCACGGGCCGGGCGGTCGTTATACGTCTACTGTTGGTGGTGGGCAGGAGCATACGCATACTGCTACAGTTTCGGAAATAGATACTCGTTCTCCGTATCATGCACTTTATTACATAATGAAGATTAACTAATATGGCAGCAGCAGATAGCACATCCGCAGCGTTAATGGAACTCCTTTCTGGAGACGCTAGTACTAAGAGTAAAATGAAGTACTCTCTTAGTGGTTTTCTTGGTATGTTTCCTCGTTACCAAGCATATCTCATTAAGGATAGTGCTTCTCAAACAGCCATAGATGTAAACACCCTATCTGGTGGGCTGGAAGCTTTTCGTCAAGACTCTGTTGTTCTTAAAACAGATAAGCTTTACAAAGATGTTTACAGATACGTACATGACGATATTAATACATGGTTGTTTTTTGATAAGCATGTAAACATTGTTCGTAGTGCAGTTATTGACGATCTTAACAACCAGACTTATATTACAGGATATAGTGATTTACGTGTGTTTGATTCTAACACGCTCGTAAACGATACTACTCTCAGTACTACTAAAACAATCACGACTAGTAACTCGTACAAGGCCGGGCTTTCTCGGCCTGTACGTCCTACTATAGATACAACGAAGAACTTCATAACAACAACTGTGTATGAAGCTATTCCGTATTTTAATAAAACAACGGCGTATGCCTCTGTTAACTCTTCTGCAACCACGATTAATGTAGCTAAACCTACTGTTAATATGTGGCCTGCAACAGTTAGCACAGGAGCGCCGTTAGCTTTAACTATAACAAATATTCTTACGAATGCTGTAGAGAAGGTATCCTGTACTGCGGTAGACAAGAGTAACACTAATTACGACCAGCTTACCATAGTTCGTGCTCAAAGTGGCACAACAGCTATGGATATACCTACGGGTTCCAAGATTATGGCTGGTACAGATCTACTTAAAGTAGCTAAGCCGTCTAAAGCTTGGCCTACAGATATTACTACAGTTAATACACTTCGTCTTACTCTGCAAAATGCGGCAGGTACATTAGAAATAGCTAGTTGTACAAATATTGACACAACTAACGGTTCTTACGATGTTCTTACACTTAATCGTGCAGTAACAACAGTGTCGGATTCTGAGGATGAAGATATAGTATTTTCTGCAACAGCAATACCTCTTGCTGTAGGTGACTCTGTTAAAGAACGTTCTAAGAAAACTTCTACTACCCGTGCTTATGCCATATCGTATGTGCGACAGTGGGATAGTGGTAAAATAGACCTTGGGCCTATTTCTAATCCAGCTCGTACAGCGGACGGTCTTACATACATTGATGCTATTGACGGCCAATCTGTTGTTGTATCTGATATGGTGGCTGATCCTACTGCGGATGAACACGCTAACTATATTCAAGTCTACAGGTCTGCTGTATCTAACGCGAGTTCTGTAACTAGTGCTACAGCAAATTGGCGAGAAGTAATTAAATTTAGTACCAAACCCGGTGCAGTACTACCTCCCGGCGTTACCTATGACAATGCTACGCATAAGTTCTCTTTTGTTGATAGCATTCTCGATGAAGACTTGGGTGACACGCCTACCAATGCAGACTGGACTTGTCCGGCTAACCTGCAAGGTATCGTGTCCTTGCGTAACGGTGTCTTTGCTGCTTATAGTAATAACACAATCTACTTCTCTGTAGCTTATCAAGGGCATGCGTGGCCAGAAGCTTACGCAATCCCTCTGGACTATAAGATCGTTGGACTTGGATGTTTCGGTAATACATTAGTTATCTGTACTACTGCTAATACATTCTTGTGCATGGTTTCTAATCCGGAAAGTGTAATACTTATTCCAATGCAAGAAGCTTGTGCTTGTGTATCTGCACAGAGTATTGTTTCTATGCAAGAAGCTGTGGTGTTTGCTACAGACTTTGGTTTGGTAAAGATTACAAACAATGGTATTTCTCGAATCACAGCAGGTATTCTATCCGAACGTGCTTGGCGAAGGTTAGTTCCTTCTACAATTAGGGCATGTGTCTGGAATGGTCAATACCTTATGTTCTTCGATTCACCAGAACTTCCGTACAGTGGCTGTGTAATTGACCTTAGTGATCTGTCTACAGGTATCTTTGGTTTGTCTCAAAAGATATCTTGTATACGTAAAGACGATTATAGTTCTGATGTATACATTCAATATACACACCCTATCCTGCGTAAGCCTTGTATCTTTACTTTCGCTACGTCTAGCTCATTGAAACGTATCTATCGTTGGGTTAGTAAGAAGTTCTTAAACACCCTAGGTTTGTTTAACATTGCCTGTGGTAAAGTTAACTTCTATGACGACTCAACATACATTGAAAATAAAGAATTTGTTTTTCAACAAGAGTCTAATGCTTTCAATGCATGTTACGTGAATAAGTTTTCAATAGCTGGTGATGCTAGTACGAATGAATACGTACAGCAAGTATTTAATAAGAAGTGGTGCAAATTTACATTGTACCTTAATGACAAAGAATATTGTACAGTTTATGCGAAAGATAACACACCCTTCCGTCTGCCTGCTGGTAAACGTGGTGATTCTTTCTATGTTGAAATTGTAAGTACTGAACCTATCGCTAGGGTGCAAGTTGCAGCTAGCATTGGAGAATTGGAATAAATGGCAATAACTATTAAGCTTCCTGAAATTCCGAAAGATATCAATACAGAAATGTATAATTATTATGTGCAACTTCATCTTAATCTTAAGACGATTGTAGATGCCATCAATGCACTAGAGGGTAAATAACTATGTTTGATTTAGGTGGTGCATCTGGCCTGTTTAGTGCCGGGTCGTCTATTTTAGGGGGACTTGGTAGTATTGGTGGTGGTTTGTTTGGTGGTGGCGGTTCTGAGTCTGATCTGGCTGATCAAGCAAGCGGTGTCTCTGCACAACAACTCGCATTCCTTAGTAACATATACAGTAAGTACAACGATCTGTATAACAACTACTACTGGCCCATTGAGACAAAGCAAGCTGCTAACTATCTGGATAACCTGAATACAGCTACTCCGTATATGCAGACAATGCGTAATTACCAGCTTAACCGTGGTAACGAACTCATTGATCTTGCTCAAGACACAAATCCTGTTCTTGATGAAAACAGGAAGTCTCTTATCCAGCGGCTTACTGAAGGTGAAGATGTTCTTGCTAACCGTTATCGTTCAGATGCATCTAACGATGTAGCTGCTTCGTTTGCACAGCAACGTAACTCTCTGAATAACCAAATGGCCCAGTATGGTGTTAACCCTAACAGTGGTCAATGGGCTTCTCAGACAGCTAAGCTTGGTCGTTCTGAAGCTCTTGGTCAAGCTGCTGCTCGTACAAATGCCTCCCGTACAGCAGAGGATACATCCCTTAGTCGTATGGCACAAGCTAATAACTACTACACAACACCTACGATGCAGTACAGCCTTGGTAACGCTCCTACTCCGGGTCTTAGCCTTGGTAGCCTTATGGGTGGTAATGCTTCTTCTGGCTTTAAGTCCTCTACCGGTAGTGATATGTGGAGTTCTATGGGTTCAGGTCTTGGCCTTATCGGCTCTGGTTTGGATGCCTTTAGTTCCTTGTTTGGTAGTGGAAGTGGCAGTGCTGGCGATGGTGTAGACTATGCAGCAGCTCTTCGTGCAGATATGTACGCATAAGGAAATCACATGAATAATCCTTTTTCTCGCATCCCCGGACTTTCCTTGGCGCAAGGTCTGCAAGCTGGCTATCAGGCTGCTGGTACTGGTCTACAAAACGTAGATACTATCAATAAACTTAGTGAGTGGAATAAAAATGCAGCTATTCGTGATCTTCAACGTGCCGCTGCTCAAGATCAGCTCACAACAAACAACCAACTCAATGCTGCATCTAACCAAGCACTTCTCGGTATTCAGAAGCTTCGTCCACAACTTTATAGTAGTCCAGATGGATACCTTCAAGCACTTAATCAAATAAGTCCTGTTGGTCAAGGGTTTACTCGTAGGCTTTCTTCTGATGGAAAGACTATTGAGACAGTTAACCCTCTTGGTGCTGTTGTAGGCACAACTCCGAATTACACTGGCAAAGCTGCTGAGAATGCTCTGCTTAATGCTGGTGGTATATCTCTTGCTGCTCGTGCACAACAACTTCCGCAACAAGAAGAAGCTGATGCTAAGAATCAGACAGCTCTTATGGTTGCAAAGATGCATGCTGACGCACAACGTGATGTTGCTCTGTATGGACTTAGGGCAGCTCGTGCTGCCGCAGGTGCTGCTGGTAAAGGTCTTGGCCCTGATGCCGCACCCAAACTTGATGCAGAGACTTACAAGAAGTTGCATCAAGAACTCATTCGTCAATTTGACGCTCGTAATGGCTTTAAGTTGCCTTGGGCTAAAGACGGTTCTGTAGATATGAGTATGTTGCAAGGTAACAACGATGCTGGTGCTCTGTATGCAGATTACAGCAGACGAGCTGATGCAGCATTGATGCAAAGTGCTCAAGCTGGTGTTCAACCTGCTATTGCTGTAATGGGTAGTCTTGCTCAGTTTGATAGGGATCTCGGAGCAGCTAATGCCCGTTCTGCTGAACGTGCTGCTGCTGAAAAAGCTAAGCAAGATGCTGAACGTCAAGCTAAGATGGATCAACCTGTACAACCGCTCTTCCAAAATACGAATCCGTATTCAGTAGAGACGACACCACAATTTAATCCTAACTTCGCGAACGAGTTGGGACAAGCTCTTCAACCGCTTGTGCCTAATGTCTTGCAACGCCAAGTTACTCCGCAAGCTCCTTCACAGGATTTCCTTAATCGTTACGGTAATGTGTATTTAGACTAAGAGGTAGTATATGGCTATTGATTTGAGCACAGATGCCCTTCTGTCTTCAGCTAACCCTGCTGTGAATAACTTAGGTACATTTATGCAAGGGTACGATGCTGCTAGAGCAGATCAGACAGCCGCTATGTTGGCTGCACAAGAGGCATACAAAGGAAGGCAAGGGCCGAACCCTAATGCTGCTGCTTATTTAAAAACAGCATTTGAGAATGCTCAATATCCTGCTGCCTTTATGCCGCAGGAACCTACTGCTCCTAAAGCATCATTTACAAACTCTGTTGGACGTGGTGTTGACCAACTTCAACAGTCTTTGTATGGTTTCGCTGCGCAAGTCGGTGATATGGCTGGCTCCAAAGATCTTCGTAACTGGGGTCTGCTTGGAGCCTACAATAACGAAGATCAGATTAATGCTAATCCAAGAGCAGTACCGTCTATTAGTAATATTAATAGCATGGGTGACTTTGGTAACTGGGCTGTTGAAACACTCGGTGAACAGATTCCGAATCTTGGTTTAAGTCTTGGTACTGCTGCTCTTACAGGTGGTGCTAGCCTTGCTGCTGGTCTTCCTGCTGCCGCTGCTCGTGGTCTTGGTACTGCTGGCTTTTATGGTACAGTGATGGCACCAGAGTCTGGTCAAGCATATCTTACAGACTTTGAAAAACATGGTAGTAATACCAGCCCTTGGAAAGACCTTGGCGTTGGTGCTATCAACGCTGCTCTTGAGACTGCCTTCTCTGTTGAAGGCGGCCTGATGCGTCGCATCCTTGGACATCCTGTGTCTGAAGCTGCTAACGAAACAGCTAAGAATACTGTAGGTAGTTTCCTTCGTAACCGGGCAATGGGTGGTTTGCGAGAGGGTGCTACGGAAGGCGCACAAGAGCTTACACAGATGCTCAACGAACGTATGCAAGATAACAACTTTGGTGATATGTTCAACAAAGATGATGTCATGCGTATTCTTGATTCAGTTGCTGCTGGTGCTGTTCTTGGTGCCCCGCTTAGTGTCTTTGAAGGTGGTAAGCGTAAAGGTGCACAAGTTACTCCGGACACAACTAACGTTGATCCTACAAATAGAACATTTGGTCAGGATTGGGTTAGCGGTGTAACACCTTCTGCAACTCCTGAAGGCTTTGCTACTACTCCAGATTCTTTTCTTGCTAGTGCTCCTAGAATAGCTGAGTTCTCGAACTCGCTAGATAACAACTTCTTAGATCAAGCACAACCTGTAGTTAATCCTGCACCGTCTGCTCTTGTACGAGAAGCTGGCTTTGCTCCTTTTGAAGCTACACCTGATTCTTTCCTGCAACAGCAACAATCTGTTACTCCTTACCAAGAACGTGCTCCTTTCCAGAGTAGCATGGATAACGGCTTCCTTAATCAAGCTACAGCTTCTCCTGCTGGCTTTGAACGTACACCAGACCAGTTCCTTCAGAATACAGCTTCTGTTGTTCCGAACATTACTACACCTCCGACTACTGCGGAGATTATGTCTGGTCAAGCTGCGGCACTTGGCTCTTCTCGTGATACAGCTCTGAAGACAGTTTCTAATAACTTTCTCCCTCTGATTAATAATCAAGTTGAGACAGCTAACCGTGCACAAGATCAGGTAGCCATGATGATGGCTAACAGTGTTGCACGTAAGAGTGAAATACTTCAACGTATACAGACTGCTGATCCTATTCAGCAACGCCAGCTTAATAAGATTATGTCTGGTCTTGATGAACAAGTACAGCAAGCTAAAGACAGCGTTGTTAAAGAACAAGCTAAACTCGCTGCTATGCGTCAACAGTTTACTGATGCACAAGAGCGCGTCAATAAGTTGTATGATGCTCGTGAACGTAAACTCAGTGGTAATGCCCTTACTGCACAAGAGACTGCACGTCAACAGTTAGTTACGAAGGATGCTAATTACTTTACTCGTATGCAAGCTATTGCTGACGATACTAAAGTACTTGGCTCTCGTATAGCGAATAATATTCAAGAATCTCTTGATGCTGCACGTAATAAGGTACTTGAACTTCGTAATCTTGCAGATAATCCTCGTAATGGTTTATCTCCTGACGAGATCCGCCGTGTACGTAAACAACTCCGTGCAGCTGAAGCTACACAACTTGATCTGTCCGGTAAAATGAAAAAAGCTTCAAAGCTTGCTGATACACTTATGCAGAGGACTACAGATCCTGCAAAGTTGTATAACAGCATTCTCGAGGCTCAGACAGACTTTGATCAGCTCAGGTCGATTGGTTCTGTTGCACAAAGTGTTGGTGCTGAATCTGTTACATCTCAAATTGAAGCTCCTGTTGTTGATAAAGTAGCAGAGCTTACTAAGACTATTGAACAGAATCGTGCTGAGCAAGCTCGGCAAAAAGCTGCTGAACAGGCTACGGGGGAGACCCAAAAAGCTCCGGCTCAGCAAGAAGCTACTGCACCGAAAGCTGAAAATGCCCCCGCGCAAATTGCTCAAACTCAATCGTCAGTGCAGAACGTAACTGAACAACCTACTGCTCCAGTTCAACAAACACAGACAGTTCCTACACAAGAGACAGGTACACGACAAGTTAGCCCATTGGCTCGGCGATTTGCTGAAGTTCGTGCGGCGCAAACAGCAGCCCAAGAACAAGCAAGAACTCGTCCTGCTAATATGCAAGTTGTTAGTGCGGTCTCTAAGCACATTACGAGTTTTACAAGTAAATTCAAAGGTCTTGCTGGAAAGATATCTCAAGTGTGGCAAGCACCTGCGGAACACCTCAATGACCTTGGTTTCATAGATCAAAACGGTAATATCGTACTTATCGCCTCTAATCTTGAAAACTATGCAAGGACTAATGGTATAAGCCTTAAGGATGTTGTCACGGCAACAATTCAACATGAAGGTATCGGCCATTATGGATTACGCACTGTTTTCGATAATGCAGGACTTACTTCCTTCCTTACAAACGTTAGGGATAGCTTATCTTCTAGTCCGGCATGGAAAGCTCTCGAAGCAAGTAGCGAAGCTTTCAGAAATCAGTCTCCTATTAGGCAAGCAGAGGAGTTCTGTTCCCTTATCGCAGAACGATCCATTAATGCAGCTAATCTTGGAACACCAGAAAGATCTGCGTGGACTAAACTTAAAAGCATAGTAAAGTCTGCTTTGACTAAACTCGGATTCGTTTCTGAAAATAAGCTTCTTGGTAAGCAGAACGCCAACATCACAGAAAAGGATATCGTTGATATTCTTACGAAAGGTGCTCAAAATTTAACTGATGCAGGTGCTCAACGCATAACTGACATCAACGAGTCGATGGGTAGAAGTGGTGATATCACTACAGAAAATACTCCTGCTGCTCGTACAGTTAGGGCTACCGAAGAGTCTAATAAGACTATTGCGGATAAGTTTAAGCATGCTATGGACTTAGTAATGAGTCCGGATAAACGTTCAGATGTTCGTAACTACTGGTACGATAGACTTGTAGATGCTAATGATCCTGTTCGTCGCATGGTTGATTCGTTAAAAGCACTTGGTTACAAAGAAGATGGCACGTCTCGTGTCAACATGTTTAATAACGTATTTAAACATCTTCAAGTGTTGAATAACAAGACAGTCATTCAGCTTGACCAGCATCGTGCGAAGTATGTTCAACCTCTACTTGAGGCTATTAATAAGCTTAAGCAACCGGGTGAAGATGCAAGTATAGCTTATGCTAAAGCTGCTGACTATCTTGAAGCACAGCATGCTCTTGAACGTAATAAGTTTGCAAGAGAGAATAGTAAGAATGCTGGTAATCATCCAGTGTCTGGTATCTCTGACGAACTTGCACGTAAGACTATTGAGCAACTTAGTTCCCCGCAGATGGATGAAGTATCTCGTAAGATGCAAGAACTCAATGAAGCTCGTCTGCGTATGATTGAAGAGTACAAACTTATTCCTAATGCTAAAGAGGTAGTTAATAACTGGCGACAAGCTTACCAATATTATGTACCTTTTAAGGGTTGGGAAGATGTAGTTAAAGTACTCGATCCTTCTTGGTATAAGAGTGATACTCGCAAGAATATTAGTACACCTTCTGCACAGAAGACTATTACTAAACGTGCGATTGGTCGTGAAGGTGAAGCTCACAACCCTGTAGCTCACGGTATCATGCAGATGTATGATGTTGTGTATCTGGCTAATAAGACAGAAGCTGGCAGGTCTTTGCTTCAACTTGCACGAGACAATGCTGATGCTTCTGATATCCTTGAACTTGTTAAGACAAAGAAGACTGATCCTGAAGAAGCATTTGGTCTGCGTCCCCGTGTGGACAGTAAGACTGGTGAAATAACTTGGATTAACAACACGCATTCTGCTGTTGGTGAAATGGTTAATACAGTAGCTGTCATTGACGAACAAGGTAACATGCAACGTGTTCTTGTTAAAGACGAGAATGCTGCACGAGCTATGCGTGGTGAAAATATCCTACAGTCTCACCCAATCATTAAAGCTATTGGTAACATACAGAGTGTGATGGCTAGGTACGTAACTGCACTTAACCCGCTGTTCTGGCTCCGTAACCCATTCAGGGATACTGTTACCGCAGCTTTGAATATGAAGTCTGTAGAAAATGAGTTAAGGAACCTTGGCATCCCTTCTTCTAAGGATATTGCAAAGTCCCTTATGTTCAAAGGTCTTATGGGTTCTTTTAGTAAGAACTCTGTAAGACAGGCTTTGTTTGACTACTATCGTACACACGATATGTCTTTCAGTAAGTTCTCTCCTGAGATTCAAAGGTACATGGGAGACTTGAATAAGTTTCTTGAATACGGTGGTCAGACGGAATACTTTACGCAGACATCCTACAATGCCATTCAGAAAGATATAGTGTCAGCCCTTCGTGATTTAAGTCCTAACGGACGGCTTCAAAAAGGTCAAGCATTAGCACGAAATATGGTTGAATATATGAGTCACATATCTGACTCTCTCGAAAATATGACTAGGTACATTGCTTTTAAAGAAATGGTTGATGCCATTAAAGCTAACAACAAGCAACTTAGTCCCGGTCTGTGGCAACGTGCAGATGGTAGACTTCTTCATGAGAATGAAATCTACTCTCGTGCTGCTAACGTAGCTCTTAACCTTACGGTTAACTTTGGCATGAAGGGTAGTTGGGCACCAGTAATCAACTCTCTGTATATGTTCGCTAGCGCTAGTATTGCTGGTAACGCACGTATGCTTGAAACGATCATGCGTAAGAATCCTGCTACAGGCAAGTTAGATGTTCCGAACTTTGCTAAGTTTATGATGGTGCCTGTTGTAGCTTATGCCGCGCAAGCTATGCTCTGTCGAGCCTTAATGCCTGACGATGATGATGGTATTAATAAGTATGATAAGATTCCGGATTACGAGAAGAACTCGAACATGATTATTCCCGGCCCGGATGGATCACACATTACAGTACCTCTTCCTTTTGGTTACAACTTCCTGTGGACTGCTGCAAGAAATATGATTGACGTGGCTTATGGTAAAGCTAATGGCGTATCTGGCCCGTCTGTTACGAAAGCAGCTTGGTCTACACTGATGTCTGCATTTGATACATTCAATGCTACAGGTCAACATGAGGAAGGACTTAACATGTTCATTCCCTCTGTTGTCAGACCTTTCTGGCAACTTGCAGAGAACAAGAACTTTGCTGGTAATCCTATTAAACCTGAAGGCAACGAATACGTAAAGGGTGAAGTTCCTGAACACCAGAAGTACTGGAGTACACAGAATGAGTCTGTAGTAAAGCTCTGCAAGGGTCTTTACCAAGCTACAGGTCTTGATGTGTCTCCTGAAACTCTCGAACATCTTGTTACATCTTACACAGGTGGTCTTGGTAAAATCTTTACTCAGACTCTTGCTCGTGTAGACGACTGGCAACGTGGAAAGCCTCTTGACATTGGTAGACTTCCCGGTGTTAACGTGTTTGTTAAAACGCCGCAAGATAGTGACACAAGTGCTGTATTCTCGAAGCTTCGTACACAGGTGCTCACTCAGAACACTGCTGCTGAAGAAGCTAAGATGGATAGGACACTTCCAATGGAAGAACGCCTGCGTATTCAAAAAGAGAATGCTGCTGGCACTAAACTTAAGAGTTCCTTGGATAGTATTCAAAACACTCTCAATAACCTGCGTCAGCAAGAACGAGCACTTGATAAACAAGATATCTCGAATGACGTTAAGCAACAACGGTTGGAAGCAATCAAAGCTGCAAAGACACGTACAATGATGCGCTTTAATAAACTTGCTATTTCAGCGGGTATTACAGACATTCAATAAACTGGAGTTACGAATGTTTCCACTGTTAGTTCCTTTACTTTCAATTGGTACCTCCTTGATTGGTCAGATCACTGGCCAGTCAAGTGAGTCCAAGACTACCATGCTTAGTACGATTCAAAGGTTATTTGAGTCAGGTGACAAAGAACAACTTGAAGCAGAAGTGCAAAGAATAGCTCTTCTTGCCAAAGCCAATCAAACACAAGCCGATACTACGCAAGCCTCTATCGAGCAAGGTGGAGGTAAGTGGCGTGATGAACTTGGTTCTGTTGGTGTAAAATCTCTGTGGATTAACTGGATAGGTATTCCTGTCTTCAATATCTTAGCAGTGTGGATAAACGGTGTATTCCAAACTAGCGTGTCTGTAGTTCCGTATATGAATCTAGACCAAACAATTACAGTACTCTGCGGCTTAGCCGGAATAACGGGTCTCAATGCTCTAGCTCAAAACAGACAACAGTAGGTAAAATATGTACCAACAAAGACAAGCAGGCGTTAACCCGCTTAACGGATTGAACGCCCTTAAAATGTATAGTAATTACCAGAATGGTACAGGTCTAATGGGTCTGTTTAATTCTGGTGCAGCAGGTGGTACTGCTGGTGGTACTGGTGCAGCCGGTATGACAGGTACCGCTGGTGCAGCTACTGGAGGTACTGGTGCTACTGCTGGTGCCGGAGGTGCTGGTGGTATGGCAGGGATGGGTGGTCTTGGTGCTTTAGGTATGTTTGCTCTTCCAGCTTACATCCTTGGTGGTCTAGCTGCCGGTTCAGCAGATCCGGAAACCTTTGGTAAACTTCCTCTCGTAGGCACCACAGGTGAAGCACTTAATGGTCTGTTTAATGGCAAAGGACTTACTGAGTTCTTCGATACAGACAATATAGCTCAGAACTTGCTTCCCGGTATTGGCGACTTCTTGCCAGATGATACATCTGAAAGCATCTTTAAACCAGTTCAAAATATGTTTGGCAGCATCTTTGGTTTTTAACCTATGCTCACTACGTTCACACCTATAAGACTGGAAACCGATTGCCGTATGGCTAAATAAAATAAGAAAGCCCCGTTGGTATTTAACCTTCGGGGCTTTTCCTGTTTATACAGTTCTGTTTAATATTTGTTGATTCAGTCATACTTTAAACTTAGGAGAAGCAATGCATCGTTTAAATGCATTCTTCTTGTTTTGAAGTTGACTACGTTCATCACGTCCTTCGCCAACTGCACCAGAAGCATTGTGAATGCAGCGTACACCAGAGTCAGTTTTGTTTTGCTTCTGTCCGCCTTTACCTCCAGCCCTAAAAGTCTGAATTGTAAAGTCGTCTCTGGTTACTGAAAATAGGAGTTCTCGCATATACGTTAAATAAAGATTGTAACAATGTTAATTCAAAATTGGTAGCCTGTTTCTTCCAGTTTGCGTGGCCTATACAGAACCAGTGCCAAAGTATATTACTTTTCATCAATACCCTTCTCCATACACTTTACCGACAATTCCTTGTAACTTATCTGATGGCCCTCTTTCTGAGTCTTTATTCCAATAACGTGGGACACTACTTACAAAATCATGGCCACCTACCGTAAAGAGAAAGTATACACGCTTTATCGTCCATGCATAAAATGGTGGAAACTCTTCTTGTTCTACATCAAGATCTCTTGTATCATACGTATGGAAGTTGATGTCGTCCATCTTTTCATGTGTATAATACATTTCTGCTTCAATAAGCTTTCGTAATGTTGTTTTCATACTACCTATTATATACTTTTCATATTGTCGTACAGAGTGTCTATGTACGTATTTATCATATCCGTGATAAGATCCGGATGTGCGTTAACTACCCACAGGATGTTTTTCTCAATTGCGTGTTTTCTTCCATGTGCTAGCCACAAATAGAGCTTACGCAGCAAACTGGCGGTAGGTTCTGCATTTATCTTTTTAAGCTCTGAAAGTCTATCTAGTAAATACGTGAGATACCAGACATCATTAAATATCTTATCCCGCTGTTCTAGTTTATTCATATCTTATTATCCAGTTACTATTGTAATCATCTATATCTGAAAGACAAAGAAACTTACAATCCTTTACGTCTGCTGCAAATGGAACATGCCAATGACCAAAGAACCACTGCTTTGGTTTATAATCTCTCAGTATCTCTGATAGCTTATCGTTAGAAGGATCGTTAACCTTCTCACCACGAAAGGCATTTACACATTGCTTTATTTTACTAGCCAATTCCGTAGGACATGTGTGAGAGATAACTACATCAATGTCTGCATGGTGCAGTAGTTTTTCCATGTCAGCTTCTGTAATAACTTCTTGCGGAAACCAAGACACACCTTCTTTACGAAAGGCTTTATCAATACTGTCTGCTCCACCACAGAACATAATGTTTTTACCTAGAATATTAATCACACAGCCAAAATCACAAAAGTATACGTCACCTTCATAACAAGGATTCATAAGCCTGTACGTTTTGCCAAAACTAGCCATACCTGCAATTTCATCCAGATCATCCCAATCTTCATGATTACCGGGGCAGAAATACACAGCTACATCATTTGGTACTACCAGAGTGCCAAAATCATACTTAGGCCAGTGCCCGAAATCTCCACAGACAAATACATAAATGTGTTTGTGTGGATGTTGCATTTTAAGCATGTGGAGTTTCTGGCTAAAGTCGACAAAATTACCGTGCACATCGCCACAGATGTAAACAACATTTGTACAGTATGTAAACAACCAACGTGTCATCGTTCTAAATATGTTCGGAATAAGTATGCATCTATTAGCCTCTGACCTTGGTATGTTTGACATATTGGGTGTTGTGCTACTGTATCTGCCTGTCATTACTGACTCCATATATACCTCAAAATGGGCCAGAAATGGCCTTCTAAGCGTTCAAAATAAGAAACGTGACTAGTTGTCTATCTTGTAGTGAATACGGTCTTCTGTAATGGTTTCATAACCGAACAGCGGGTGAAAAATTCCGTACTTCGGAATACCATCTTCCATGTATACCATCTCAATTTCACCAACAACATCACGTCCATCATTCGGAGAACGATATTGAACCTGATCGCTCTTAGAAAAAGAAGGTTGCATTACTTTACCTCTCTACAAATATTTCGTTCTTCAACAGTAAGATAGCCTAGTGTATCATGGTAAATACTATACCAATCACCGTTCTCTTCAATGTGCTCTACAATAGTACCACAGACTTTGCAACCAACTTCATAACAGTAAAACTGAACAAGTTTACCTATTTGATATTTCATAGAGTACCTATAAGAAATCCCACAGTAGCAAAACTATTGTGGGATTTGTTGTTAATCAGTAGTGGCGCTGTTAGCAAACACACTGTTTTCAAGTGTACGAATAATACTGTGGACTTCTTCTTCCCAGTCAAGATCAGAAGCTTTTGGATCAAAAGCTATACTTCCAGCTCGAGCAAGGAACAGTTCACAAACTTCGTGAAACGCACACTTACGTACTTCATATTCGTCAGGTTCATAATTCCAGTATTGGTTAAGTACAATATCTGCAACTTTACCAACACGGTTAGACCTGCAAATAGCTCTTGATTCAAGTAGGTTTTGATCTACAAGAGAACTACCGTCTTCTTGAGGTGTAACAACTTTCTCAAGTGTTATGTAAACTTCCCAATTCTTGAGATTAAAGAAGTCAAGCCACTTACCACACTCTTCCTTAAAGACAGGAAAGAAGTCTTCTGTGGAGTATGCCATATATTAACTGAAAGTTACGTTAGCAATTGTGCCGTTTTCAGCAACAACAGGAATGATCTTGCCGAGACGGATATCATTCATCAAACGAAGTATTGCTTCATCTTTTTCCAGATCTTTAATTCGCGCGGAGTGAAAAGCTGTATGTATGGCCAGCTTCTTTTTTGACATCTGAATTTCTCGCTGGAATTTGCTAAGTTCTCGTTCAACATGTGTCATATATAAAATTCCTTAAGGGGCCGAAGCCCCTTTATTGATCTATTGTAAACTAGGCAGCTTCTGCAACAGGAGCTTCAGCAGTGGGTTCTTCAGTCTTGGGAGCGAAACCAGCCAGCATCTGTTCCAGCATAGCGCGCTGTTCAACAGTAATAGCTTCGGGCAGTTCAACTTCCACGGGAGTAACTTCGGGGGCCGAGCCTTCAAAAGTAATGATCATCTTGTACTTACTCATTTGTTTCTTCCTTCTTTATATTAACCTGATTAACATGTTTGTGGTCAAACTCGATAGCGAGTGTTCGGAAATGGGCTACTTCGTCGTCACCGTGTGCGTTAGTAAACTGCTTAGCGAAGTCAATAGCACTACCGCCTTCTGGCAACTTAATAATCGTCACATCAAACCAAGGCTTGTCCTCGCAAGCGAGGTAATACCAGCCACAATAGGGGAAAGCACTTCCGTTGCTAACAAAGTAGTCACGGACTGTATCTACGTCAAGGTCACGAGAATTAACCATAATGGCTCTCGTACCCTCTTCAAAGATGTGTGTTTTGAACTTGTTGCCATCAAGCAAATCTTGAGAGATAAGCCTTTGATAAGAGTCAACGATAGTTCCCATATTGATAATCTGATACGTAGCATCCCACGTCATACGAGTAAATACTTCGTCTTCCGTGTGGCCCATGTGTTCGATGTCAACAGGATCATTAACTTGGAAACAAGCTTCCCAAACATTACTTGGATCATTCTCACCTTCACCAACAGCAGGATACTTAGCAAGTTCCTTAGGTGAAGTTTCGATAAGTTTAAGTCCATAGAAGAAAGCTTTTGCTGTAGCATTAGCTTTACCCTGCATGTACATATCAACCCAAGTAATACAAGGAGGAATCTTTTCATTAGGAAAGAGATCTGTCCACATCTGCTGTCCAAGGTCTGCAAGTGCAGTTCTTGAACCGGGCCAGTTCTCAATACCAGAAGATTCCTTATCCTCAAATATCCTTTCAATCATAGATATGTGATAGTCATACCAGTAAACCTTTTTAGGTTTAGTCTCTGACTTAATATCAATCATACCCCGTTGAGTAGGACTTTGACCAAGCATCCAGATAGTATCTTGCTTACTAATGGTCTTAGGCATCTGCAAGTGTGTAACCATACTTACAGTTTCGTTAGGCCAGTAAACAATCTCACTACTTGGATGCTTAATCTTTATATACCTTTCCGCTATCGCAGCAAGCATGTGACCATACACATCATTTGCGTATATGAGCCAATGTTTGTTAGGCATTTATTATTCCTCAATATTGACGATTTCACCTTCAAGAGGAAGGTCAGTAGTACTTTCGTCAGGAAGTTTTACAGAAAAAAGATCTTCGTAGCCACGAAGCTTAAGCCAAGCAACACTTGCATAGTGAGCAATCTTAAGAAGATCTGTAAGATTTTCCTGTTCACCGCGGGCATTACTGTCCATACGGGCAACGTACTTACCAATCTGCTTGATGCACTGATCAGGTGTCCAACTGTACAACTGATCGGTAGGTGCGTCACCGTACTGAGGCACGGCATATTCACGAAGATGCAGACCGACAACCGTAGAGAAGATCACCCACATATGTTCACGCATAGAACTACCGGTAGGAGAAAACACTTCATCATCAGGTGCAGCATCTTTCTTGTACAGTTTACCGAATGCACCATTGCAAAGGTAGGACATGTATGCATCAATTTCGTTTGTGTAGTCTCGTGCTGCTACAGGAAGCTTGGGCTTATCAGTGGCATCTTCATCAGAAGATTCTTCTTTAGTCTCTTTTTCAAGAGAGCATGTTTCACAATCTTCGCAAGAGCCACATGCACAATTAAGTTCTTTCTTTTCCATAAATTTCCTTAAATACCTTCGTAGTTCTAAAATAATAAAGTGGACAATCAATTAAATGGCACAGTTCACGTTCTTTAGTATTACCACCAGAACACTCTAAGCAATATGCATGAATCGCACTAAGCGGCGAGCGATACTTCTTCTTTGGTACTACTTTCTTTCGTGGTGCCATCAGCAGCCTCTACAAGATTACGTGTAATAGACGGTGCAACAGGTGCTGAACTGGTGGCATTAACGGACGACTTACCAAATGTAACATTAGCTTTGAAGTCCATCTTAATCTTGCCGCAACGAGAACACTTATAAAACACGAGTGTACCATTACTCATAGGGCCAGATTCAGCATTGAATTGATAGGTCTGCTCCCACTTATGGGGAAGAAACAGGCACAAAAATTTCATTTACTTTACCTCTTCATTATCAATATGTGACAGCAGATCTCGGTCGATAATCGTTCTGTAGCAAGCTGCCATTATGTCAATTAGTTCTTTATAGATTTTTGTATAGTCCCATTCCGAATCTTTCTTAAACAATTCAGCACAGAACTCACGATACTCTTCTTCAATAATCCAAGCAGCATGCTGGTAAGAAGGGTAATCCATGTACTTATCTTTTATTTCCGCCAGTTTACAATCTATATCGCTAGATATCCTAGCACTTTTTACAAAAGTGAGACGTGCATCATCGTAGTCTTTTTTAATTTTCTCGGCTACATCATTTAACAACATAATCAGTTACCTCTTCTTCTCCCTCAAGCCAAGTACCGTACTCGTTGAAGTGTCTTACAGGATATTTGTTTTTCTCTGCCCAATCAAGATACGTCATTGGAGACTTAGGAGAAATACGAGTGTACTCTTTCATGAAGTGTAGAACAATAGGCATATCAGGATACTGCTGTTTAATCATCTGCATCTTAGTACGTGCTTGAGGATCAAAGTAGCCTTTGACTTCAATGTATTCAACACGTCCATCAGGATACGTAACTTTAAAATCCGGAGAGTACACTGCAAGAGGTGGTTGATACGTAAATTTCTCTGGTTCGTATTGCCATTTTACACCTTGTGCATCGAGTATCTGAGCCACTTGAGCCTCATATGTACTCTTGAAGCGTACGCCTTTGTACGTCTTTTGTTTAAAGTTACGTTTGTTTTTTACTTTATGCATCTTAGGAAAGACCAACCTTACAACTAAGTCTAGAAATTTGTTCGGCCCACCCGAAACGCGGATAACGAGTGGGCCACAATGGTCGATTATTGATAGGAACGCTTAACTAGGGTGTCGTCTGTTAAGCTGTGTTTCCTTACGGTCGTTCCGGCAAAGCCGACAACTGGTGTAGCGACATGTAAGTACCCACTAACTGTAGAATAGTTCCTAATAGTCCGGCGCATTACACAGCCACCCTCTCGGTTCAAGTTTAGTAGCGCTGCCACTTGAAGCCACCTCTAGAAGCTAAAGAGAGGGAACTTTTAGTTACAAGGAATAGCTTTACAACACTCGTTACTGTACGAACTTTCCTGCATAGCAGCCCATTCTTCATAACCTGCGATCTTAGGGAAGTCACGAACACCAGCTTCACGAGCTTTATTGAACCCGTCATACACACGATTAAGCGCATCAATGACGGCAGGAATGTCACGCATATAGATACGTGTGCTACCACCCTGATTAAAGGTGTTCAGCCGCACAAAAGAATACGTGTCGTAGTAATCCGTATTAAACTGTTTGTGGTTTACCGGACTGTTAGGTGTATCCAGTGATACCTGAATAGGACAAACATCCGGCTCATACGGACTGCTAAGGAAAGCACTGTACGTAAGTCCAGAGATGTAGTCATTAAAAGCCTTTGTGTCAAAGCGCTTTTCAGGTTTTGTTGTGTCCACAAATGTGAGGAACTCTGGCACAACGGAAAGTTTATCTTCCTGCTTAGTTGTCATAATACTCATGTGCATACCTTCTTACTTAAATATTAATGCGTCGGGAATATCTCTAGGTTACGCCAATAACCATAACCGGATAGACGCTCCTCGCCGGGGCCAAAGGCTGGCCAACACCGTCACATTTTGTACGTAGTGCACTCTTTCGAGGCACGGGTAGAGTAGTTGTCTAGAATGTGACCAACTCCACAACTATGGCGTTATCTCTACCACAAACTTTAGTCGTCTTCGTCCGAATCCTTCATAGGAAGGACTTCAGTAAGAGCTTCACGGATCTGTTCCGCATCCTCAATAGCAGTAGTCAGATACGGAAGCAACGTACGCGCGTCTTCAAGGGAGAGAGAAAGATAGTCGTCCTCGTTGCCAATGTTGATGCTTACGCTGTTGTCGAACTCTTCCACAGAATCAAGCCAATTGCCAGCACCAAGCCACGTACGAATAATTTTAACATCCGACGGCTTGCTCTTATTTCCGATAAATACCGCGCCTACGTTACCACGAGCTTCCCTATACTTGTCACTATCGTACACAGAAGACTTAGAGGAATCTGCACTTTTCTTAAAATCAAATTTAGACATTTTGTACCTACCTATCTGTTTATATTAATCAACTCTACAACTATGTCTAGTTAAGCAACCAGACCTTGCTCATTGTATTTACCTACACGATTGAGAAGCCATCCACGGACATACTTACGGTAATCCGAACGACCAGAATTAGAGTTGCCAAGATTAATATACCAACTAACCTGCAACCCATCCATAGCCTTTCGGAGAACTTCTGTGTACTTGGGATTGTTACCAACATCTGCAAGACGTTGACGTGTAGCCGGGCCAACAGCCCCATCTACAACGAGATCACTACCGAACTGGTAGTTGTAATTGAGAGCATTGAGAGCCTGCTGCATAAGCTGTGTAGTTTTACCTACGCCAAGATTAACAGACTGGTCGAATATCTCATAAGCAAGACTGTAATCATTAATAGAGTCAAGTCCAAACTTGTCCCAAAAATTATATTTGTACCAAGATTCTCGAAGCTCGGCAATACGCTGATCTCCAGAGAGTGCATTAATGAATGCTGTGGAACCAGCACCGAACTGTGACTTGTAGCTATCAACAATAGCCCAACCAGCCCAGTTAGGGAAATTATTACGAGAGATACCAAAGACTGTTTCGCCACCAGTATCATTCGCATCATTATCGTAGACACCTTCGATGCCTACAACTTGAGCATAACTAATCTTAAAATTTGACATACCTTACCTCAGATAAAAATAACACTAGCTAGAGAACAATCTGTAGCAGCAAGCCATTTCAGGCTTTCCATTACATAATCACTCCCTAGCTAGTGTCTAGACCCAAGGTGCACCCGATGTGCAATGTTACCACCTACGTGGCTGCAACCAGTTGGTAGAGACTGGCTGGAAATTTAACACGGTACCGTTTGCGATCGTACTCGTTGGTATGCCTGTACTATTACTAACAACGATTTAGCTAACAACAGTACTTAGTTGTTGGTATGCTTCCCAACAACACTCGGATAGTGTTATCGACGAGACACATTATTAAGGTTGTGTAACCCAAACACAGCAGTGCGTCCCTTGCGTGGAGGGACATACACCTACACATGTACGATATGATAATCGGTTAGCTGTTGATCACCGAGGTACAAGAGCTAGCGAACTCTCTTTTAGCAGCCGTGTACCAGTAGGCTGGTGGATCTTACGCTATATCTATGATGTATCCACTACCATCACAGTTTGAACATTGGTGCGGGGCTTCGTTACTTCCCCTATCTTCTCCGAAGAATTTCTGGAATAGCACCATCGTCCGGCTGATACATTCAAACGAAGTCCAACCCTCACAGCTTTGGTTGGTTGCACTGTAGCCTATTATCTAGGCAGCTAAAACGAGAGTTGGAAGTTCTCTCGTATAAATTTGTAGGCATCCTCACCGTCCAACTCATACAACTTGGCAACGATGTCTTCCAAACTTACCATCTTTTCCAGATGAGAAGCGTTGTAGAACGCCTGTCCTACGCGTTGCCCCTCATACTTACCGTTAGCAACGTCTTGCTTAAACTGTATGTACGAAGGGCCATGCAACAGAGGTCTTTGTTCATTTTGTATAAACACTTATGCAGCCTCTGCAAAGTCCACACCACCAGTAGTGAACGCCTGCTTGATAGCGGCGGCCAACGTAGTGATGGTCTGGTGAGGCAGCTTGAGATCGCAGATAGAGTTGATGGCTTCAATCGTCTCGTGAACGAAGGAAGTCTCGCACACATCTTTGTAATTCTCGTCGTGCCAGTTAGTAATCGCGTTCTCACGAACGGAGAACTTGCCAAGAACATAGGAGTTCTTTACAGGAATGGTGTTTTCACAACCACAAGCCGGGCAAGCCTTGTCTTCACTGCCGAAAGGCACGGGAAACTCAAGGTGAGCACCGTTAAACATGCACACAGGGCATGTATGCTTCTGGTAGATAGGCTTGTCAACAATGGACACGCCCACTTCCTGACCAAGGATTTTCATAGATTTGGGGTACTTCATAGCGCACCTCCGAAGTTAAAGATGGAGGTTGGCAATATCGCCTTACAGCACCTCGGATACCTACTATTCTTCGGTCTCCGTCTCCTCTGTTTTTGGAGAGTTTTTAGCAAGCCAGTCTTTGTACTGGTTGCAAAAATTATTTACACGACAGTACTTTTCACACCGTCTGCGAGTACCAGCACGTTCTTGAATACGAACATCACCGGCAAGATTCTTAAATTTGATGTACTCTTCCGCTTCTCGTTGTGACTTACAAAGCTTCATAGCTTTAGTAGCATTAGGACGATACACAGCGTATACTGCTGGACTTTCCCAACAATACTCTCTGTCGCAGAAAGGAAGAAGATCATCTGGAATATTCTCTGCATCAACATGATTCTTCAGCAGACGAAGATACAAACCTTCACGATCCTGCATAGACCACGCTTTACAAGAAAAGGATGCACAAGGAGCTTCTGGATAATCACCCGGTTGAGCGTACTGCAAACGACTATCACGCCAGTCACAATAGATGGCATTGATCGTGCACACGTCAACGGGATAACCCTCTTTCTCAAGGAAGTAGGCATTAATCATCAACTGATGTACCCACTCGTCTTTCATTTCCTTGCCGTGCATAAAAGTTGTAATTGTTTTATGGTCGTAAAGAGTCTTAGATTCTTTATCATAAGCATCAAACTTTGCACCAACTCTACGGTAGTCTTTTTCAGTACCACCTATGGGCTTGTCAAAGCGAATAAGACGACGTTCAACAAGGTACTTATCATTGTTGTTGAGCTTCTTTTCCATGTAATCATGGACAGCATTGCCAAAGAAACTGTACCAATTGTCAAAGAAGCCACTCTGCTCGATTTCGTCTTTATGCCTACGTTCAAGTTGAACTTGTCGAGGAGACTTGCACAGTACTGTAGCGCTGTACTCAAAAGGACGAGCAAGAGTCATATCGTCACGCTTAGCGTCAATCTCGATAACGTCTCGCATAATCTGCGGAACTATATTAATATTCGGAGTCATTACCTAATACTCAATGTCGTCAAAAATTACAGGAATACTGGCTTTAAGATCATCCAGAAGCGGACACATAAGTTCACGCATCTGCGGGTGAGCAGCTTTAGAAGTACGAAGCTTAAGGATGTGTCGCCACTCTCGAAGATTAGCAGTCATTACAACTTCTGTTTTCAAACAAGTAGGAAGCACACAACGTGCAACTTGTGGAGAGCATCCATGAAGAAGCAACTGTTTATAACAAAGTTCAGCAGCGTTGACTGCGTTATACCAATGTTGCTTTTTTGTGTATACCTGTTCCTTCTCTGCAAAAGAAACGTCTTCGTACTTAACAAACGGTGGCAGAAAACTAGGTTGGATAACCGTAATATTATCTTCATCTGTGCTACCGTAGTTGCAATACCGTGTACTCTCTTGCGAAAAAGAGGCAAGTCTGTGTCGTACAAGTTCGTGACTCACACCACGATCGCAGATGAATCGTACTGTAAGCATGCTGTGCTCCAGTACAGACTCGTGCCCACGACGAACAATCTGCTCAAGAAAGTCTACAAAAGATGTATCTGTAGTTCTCTCTTCGGACTTGTAACAAACACGTCCGGCAGCCTCGATAAGTTTCATATCTTCCTTAGAAGGAAGCTTTTCAATTTTATAACTAGCGTCTATAGTATTCATACTACCTCAATAAAAATACGGATAATGCTATGCCAAAAGGTAATGCACTATCCGTACTAGTCAAGGTACTATAAATACCGAAATGTGTGGCAGCAGCGCTAGGATTCGAACCTAGGAATAACCGAGTCAAAGTCGGTTGTGTTAAACCACTTCACCACGCTGCTACATCTGGTAGGATAACCTGTTGTGGACTTTTGCTGGATCACACTCCTTCCAGTTATCCTACCAGTTCACCAAGCACAACGCTTGGATAAATTCCTCCACCTAACTAGCGCCCTCACGTTACTAGTTACTAGTCAGATGGAGGCACGGCCCTTACAAGGAGGGAGAGTAAGGAGGCTTGCCGTGTAATTTGTTGGCTACCCAGACCGCCGAGACAGGGTAGCCATTCGTCCATGCGAGGGAGTAGGCACACGACGAAAATTTGTGGCACTAGCAACATGCTACGAGGCTATCCTCCTTGTCGATTATACATGTCACTGTGCCAGTAGTTCAGTTTTAACAGCCAGTTATTATCAAACGCCGTACTGCGGTGTCCGGAACATACCGAACTAACTGAACAATAAAATGGAGCTAGCGAAGGGACTTGAACCCATAACCCCCTGATTACAAATCAGGCGCTCTGCCAATTGAGCTACGCTAGCAAAAGAAATTTGGTGCGAGAGGTGGGATTTGAACCCACACGCCTTTCAGCAGCGGGGTTTAAAGCCGCCCTGTCTACCGTTCCATACACTCTCGCTTAATCTTTATCGTATCTGGCACGTACAAATCTCGGGTGTCGTAGTGCTTTGCCTGTTTTGCCTTTAAAGGCTACTTCGATAATCTTCGGTAGATCCTCGCGGTGTTCCCACCAATGACGAAGCTGTTCATGTGTGGCTTTACCCGGCGCTACAATACATGTATCGCACAAGAACTTACCTACGCAACCAGTAAGCTTTCCTTTACCTTCAACTACACCCGTAACAAGCAAATCTTCTGTGTGATGGATAAGACCCTTAACCCAAAGTTTGCAAGACTTCTTACCCTGCTCATACAAGGAGTCACGCTTTTTAAATACGACACCTTCCCATTTACTGTGGGCAATCACATTCTTTACAAAGCTACGTATCTTATCAGGTGTATGTTTTGCCTCCATAGCAAAAGCAACAACACAATATACGGGTTCTGTTGAAAGAATCTCTGCGTCCGCCATAGCCATCCATAATGTATCCTTGCGCACATTATAAGGCATGTTATTGACAACGATGTCAAAAATTTGATAAGTTAGCTTTGTTGTGTCTACGTTTACTTCGCGAAACAGTTGTTCCGAGGCATCTTTAAATTCTGTTCCACAAACTTCCCCATCAAAAACTACAGGAAACGGTATATGCTTTTGGATTCTTTTACAGACCTCTTTAAGGAAGTCGAAATTTTTGTATACTGTGCCGGTGCGAGAATAACACTCGTCTGTGTTAGGATCATACAAGCAGCGAACGCCGTCGAATTTACGCTCATATACCCATTCTTCCGGACGAAAATCTGGAGAATCTAAAAGTTTGTCTAAATCAGGATGTGGCTGGAGCGTTTTAACAGGTTTCGTTGCTTTATCTTTAATTTTACTCACATCCATATCCTTCTTTAATTAGGGTGACATCCATGAACAACAAGGAAATCACGGATGCCACCCTAAATGTAGGTACTACTATGTCAAACTACTCTGCCCAAGAGGGAATGTTATTTTCCGAATCTTCGGCAGGTTTCTGTGCGGAACGCAGGAGGTCAGCCTGTTCGTCGGTAAGAGGCTCATAAGAAGGATTTTCTTGAGACCGATTCTCAATCTTAGTCCAACGCCAAAACTTACCATCACGTTCCGATTGGATAGACAGTGTATCACCGGGTTTAACAGCCTTCTGCAAGAACTGCAAGAGCGATTGGCCACGACGCACCACACCCTTCTCAACAACGGTAATAGACTGATTATCAAAAATTGTTTTCGTATACGGCTCGTCAGGAGTTTCTTGAAAACCCTTCTTCGTGCCGTGAATAACCCAACCGTCAAACTTTTTACCCTGACGGCTTACCATGTCTTTCTTTTCTTCGATACCTTCAAATACGAGCCACATATTATTTACCTTCTGTATATTTCTTGGCTAAAGCCAATCTTTATATAAGCCCTTGAGCTTATCTGTCAACATGTCAAACATAACAAAGCTATTAATTGTACCATAAGTAACTTCGCTAGCTTTAAATTCTGTCTTAAGATCACCGTAGGTTTTACCTATAGCTACTTCACATGTAATAGGAATACCCATATCGTAATCAAAATACTTTTTAACTAGCTGCGGAATACTTTCAAAAGCTTTTGTGCAAATGCTTGATACAAGCCACACTTCTTCTGGTGGACAATCAAAGACCAAAGAGTCATGCACTTGCAGGATAACCTGTGATTTCAAATTAAGTGCAGTAATAGTCTTGTAGATTTCGTACATAGCCACAAGCATACAGTCCGTAGAGAATGACTGCACAGGGTAATTACAGACCTGTTGTGGACTGTAACCCAATGGGCCATCATCTGGATTGGTGTTGTTCTTAAACGTAAGAACTCTACCACTTGGACTACGCAAATACTTCTGCTTGTCAAGCAATCTTTTATTAGCAAGCTGCCATGCACGAAGACCCTTATACTTTTTATAAAAGTCCTGCACGATTTCTTCGTACTTATGCAATGGAAAGTCAGGCATGTTGCCATCGTAAAAGAAAGCTTTCGCAGTACCACCGTAAATCATACGGAAGTTAAATGTCTTTGACGCCTGCCGCATAGCTTTAAATTCTTTACTATGTGGATCTAGGTTATCCCCACCAAAAGAACGTTTAGCTCTATCTGTATGTACGTCAAAGTTGTGCCAGAGTTCCTCACACATGATGGGATCTCTGCTCAAACAACCAGCATTACGCCACTCGATCTGTGACAAGTCGGCATTGACGATATAGCCAAGTTGACTCTTGATAAGTTTTTTAATCGGGGAAGTACCAGATCTAGGAAAGTTCTGGCCATTTGGGTTTGAAGAAGACAAACGACCTGTACGAGTGACTGTTTGATTAAATCTAGGGTGCAAGCGACTACGCTTATCTACCTTGCTAACCAAACCTTTATCATTCGTTTCATCATCATCTGCTTCATCGCTGCCAATGAGTGTAGACACAACTTTCTGCGTAACAGATACATCATTCAGGAGTTTTATGAAATCTTTCTGTTTAGGTGTAGAAGCTTTAAGCAAAGCTCGAGCTTTCTTCCCGGTAGAGTACCTACCAGTCTTCTTGCTAAAACTCTGCTCACTAGGTTCAAAACCTAAACCATCATACGGGTACTCCATCACAGCTTTGCGTGTATACACGCGAAAGGTGCCATCTTTGCGTTGCTTAGCAACCAACTCCTGCACTTCTTTCTTTAGTGTGCCACCATACATAACAGTTTCCATCTGCACACTTGACTTGTGTGAAAACGGAACGCCTGCCAGTACTTGCATATCTTTACGCAACACGGCAACTTTCTCTTTGTACTCTGCTCCGTACTTCTTTGCCTCTTTGGCATCAAAATACAAACCATTATACTCCATGCGCGCCAGCATCTTAGTCAACTGCATTGCAAAATACGCAATCTTGTCAACTCCAGCTTTCTTAAGCTCGTTGTACTGACGCAAGAATAGTTGCTTTGTAAGATGAACGTCTTGCCGCACATACTTATCGTGCACGTCAAATGGAATTTCATCGGTCTCAAAACCGTTATCCCAAAAGTCAGCCATGTCTCCGACTTTCTGTCCCAACTTCCTACGCCTTGCACAAGCATTCATGTTGAGAGCAACGTCAGGATTCTGACCGTAAAGCATGTAGTCACCGAGCATAGTACACCACACTTCTTTGTGGTCAAACTCAATGCCCATGTGAATGAGCCAAGCTAAATCGTATTTAGCATTATGGAAAATAAGCAGATCTGCGGCATCAATGCGCGCTTGCATTTCGGCAAGCATCTTCTTGTGCGGACGAATTGGTTCGGATACATGATTGAACAACCAGACTGTGCTGGTGTCCTGCATGTGTGTATCTGGCATGTCTATTTCGCCGGACTCCATACACCAAGAGCAGATGTATGCTTTACTATCCCACGGCTCACTGTGAGGCAGTTTTGTTGCCTCGGAGTCTAAGACTTCAAACATAGTATCCTCAAAAATATACAGGGAAACGTACGGTTAAAGATTCATTTGCTTTTTAAGCTTTGCTATCTGCGCATCAACACTTGCAAGCGCTTTTTCATCTTGCCTGATACGGTTAGATAAGACTTCTCGCTTCTTAAGCAAGGCATCGTACTGTTGTTTATGTGCCCGAGTTGACTGTACTCCTCTTTGCTGTGCAGCCAACTTGGCACCGGGTACTCGTGCGAACACGATATCCGCGATGGTGTTAAGCAGCCATGTAAGCCAGTCTGTCCGGGGCTGTGTCGCTTGGGATGTTTCCATAGGCTAACTCCAGCTCCTTGTACGTCGGTTCCCTGTATAAAGCTCGGGATGTGTCGATGATTGCTTCAAATTGGGCATGATTACCAGTACCCAACTTGTTCTTGCAAAGATGCATATAGCGAATATCAACAGCACCACTAATGGAATCTCCGAAAAGTTTGCCAATACCAATGATGTAGTCAAACTCACCCGGCTTAAGTGTCTTAGAGCTATCAAGGTCTGTGGGAAGAAGCCACTTCTTGTTCTCCGCAGATTGTGAAGCTTGGCCAACAGTGAGCACATGCACATCATACTTCTTCGATATTTCACGAAGTTTAGCATAAACCATTTGAAGTCTCGCAACGTCACCTAGTTTAGAGTGACCTGTAAAGACAAGCTTATCTGCTTGGTCAACTACAATAATGCGAGCGTTACAGTTCTTTAGTTCTTCTTCAATATCTTCAATAGAGATAATAGCATCGTCGTAAAGTTTAAAGCGATTGCCACCTTTAGCATAAAATTCTTTCTTACACCTATCTGGAAATTTTGCGAGGGTGTCTTTATCAATATTAAGAAAAGCTTGATAAAAACGTTTCATCAACTTCTTACCATCTTCTTCATTATTAAAATGAATGAGGCATTCATCATCTTTGAGTTGCTTTACCCAATAAGATTCTTCCGAGAACACAAAGGATGTTTTACCTGTATCAACACGAGCGAATATGTGGCCAAGTGTCTTACCAACAATATCTCCAAGATGCTCGTTAAGCGAGGGCAGTCTCCACTTAAAGCCGGGACGCTCCTCTTGCTCACGAATGATCTCTTCAATATCCGTAGTCACGAACTTGCTGTCTTTATCAACAAGACGCAGCTTTGCGGCATCAAATTCGTCAATAGTTTTCTTTACCTCTTCAAGAACTTCCCGCTCGTCATTTTCAATTGCGGAGGAAAGTTTGAAGAGAATTTCGGAACTGTAATACTTTTCAAGCAAACTATTAAAATTTTCTTTAATTAAAACCGAATCAACTTTAAGAGTTTCAAGTTTTTGAAAAAGTTCGGAATATAGTTCTCTTTTCTTTATTAACGGATTCCTTAAAGAATTATAAATAATCAACTCTGAAATTAGTATGTTTTCCTTATCAGGAAATTCTTTATAGTAATCCGTAATAGAATTAAGCACCGTGGATGTTTCTTGTTCCAGATTAAATTCTTTAATGTACCGAATATACTTATTATAATTCTCCTTGTTAGTTAAGAACTTTAACAGCGCTATTTCCTGCATTGCCTCATTAACATTGATATCTGACATAAACTAATACCTTTAAAGTTTATTAAGCTTAATATATATATATATATATATATTAAAGTTATTTAAAGCTAATATTATATATATATATATATATATATTAAAGTATTTAAGTTAGTTTAATAAACTAAATTTTCTTTGCTTCTTTCTTTTGTTCGAAGCTTTTTAGTTCAAAAACCAACGAAAACACAACCTCGCAGCAGACCCTAGTTGGGAATTGCCCAAAGTGCGTTCATAAAAGATAGGGTCAAATGCTCAATAGACAAGGTGGGAAGTTGAAAGTAACTCCTGCACAATCAACTTCCGCATCTTGTTTGCGTGGGATTCTTCATGGGCTAGGCCACAAGCCCCTTTAGCAGGGTAACAAGTTCCGATAATCACCTTAGTGCCTTGCTTTAACAAGACAGCCAGTTGCTGAGTCAACAACTCCATCTTTCGTGATAAAGAATGGCTGGCTATAACCAAAGTATGCATGACTATCTCGCAGGAGGCCAAAATCCCGTGCAAGTTCCTCGTCAGAAAGTGTACTGAAATGCCGAAGACGGTCACGAATCTCCGGAGGATACTCTTCCTTGTGCAGCCGCCTGTACCGCGCAAGACTTTCAGAGTCTGGGTACACAATCTGGGTATCTGCAAATCGAAGCCAGAAGCTTAGAACCTTGCCTCGAACTTCTTTCTTGATATACTCACCGGCGTCTATGAAACTAGGCAACGAACCAAAGACGGTATCGGTAAGGCTCTGCCAAAGCTCTTTCAGCATAGAGTACCTCATAATAGCGCAGAAATGGCCCTAGAAACGATAAAGTTACTAATCTTGACACATAGTCTAGCTTTCGCAATATCGTTGATTCTAGGGCCATTTACGGCTGATTTTGAGGGTTTGGGTGTTATCCACTATACTGTGGTACGGCTGGCGCTTTCGAGTGGGTGCAGAATGTACCCGGCTACCAGTATCCGTTCCAGAATTAAATCAAAAGTCTCCGGAACTTGGTGATGCAAGCTCTGCCGTTCTGGTACACAAGTACCGCGTTGTAAAAGGCAGAAATCACCGATTTCAGCTTCTGGAAAAGCTGCGTGAGAATCACAGGGATTTTCGGAGGACGCCAAACCGGAATGGCCGTTCCGCAATTTTTGCGTGGGCCATTGGTCAGTACCATCGGGCCAACTCGCGCCATGGGAGGAAGGTACTTCTCGTACTTCCTCGAAAAGAGGTCGGAGATCATTGCCTTTATCGTCATTGAAAAGTTGGGGAAACGCATGGCGCAACTCCTTGCATATCGTTGATGGTTTATAACACTTTGGGTCTTTTACCGTCGATACGGTCTTGGCAGTAATGCCAAACACATTAAGTCGCTTCGTGAAGACTAACGCATCACACCGTTTATCTCGGTCAAGCCACACGCAGACTTGCCTATCCTCCGAGAGCAGCTTGACAATCAAGTTGTCGCTGATGAAACTCCCAAGGAGTGCAATGGCCCGAGCTTTGCCTGTTCGGGAAATAGCTATAGCAGACAGAATGTCTTCAACCAAGACGGTTATAGGAAAGTCACCACCCGTATCAAACCAAATATTGCCGCGAGAGCTTTTTGTGTTGATATACTTCGATTGCCTTTTATCAAGGCCGAAATACCTACCCTGCCAGTACACGAGTCTACCATTCTCGTCCCTTACGGGTAGGACTAGGCGGTTATATTTTGGACTCCAGCAAAATCCGTACTTTTGTATCTCCTGTTGAGTAATTCCGTACAGTCGCAACCACACTAAGGCGCTCGTTGGCAGCTCATCTGTGATATCCATTGGAAGATACACAGAATACTTAGTAATTGTTTGCGTGTTTGCCGATGGTACGCGCTTACGAGGATTCTGGATCATTCGTGCTTTTAGCTCACCAGATACTCGCAAACATTCTTTCCTTGGAGGTATGGCCCCACCAATACCATAAGACTTGTGACACCCATGACACCAGCAAATAAAGCCGGTATTTGTTCGGGTAACTACAAAGCCAAGGCGCTTAACCGTCCCACAGAATGGGCACTTACCGTACCTTTTGGTACCGCCTATGGTCTGGTTGTAATCAAGATACGTTCGCATCAAGTCTCGGTCAAACATACTGGTAGTTCCTTAAAAGTATTCAGTACTTCAAATAAGCACTCTCCTTATAAGTATGTTACATGCAGGCAAAGTCAATCTGGATCAGCGGACTTCCGCTATAGTTACCCGTACACCGGCTCCAGAAGGATTTCAGGCATCGGCTGAACGCCGCGAGAGGCTGTATGCCACTGGCCTCGAAACAATCTTCGTAGCCAACTTTCACGACGTTTTGCAAGGGCAAACTTGGGTAACGTCGCTTCGCATAAGCGGCCAGCCCACCGAGAAAAAAATGCTTTCCCTCGGTTTTCGCCATCTGTTTCAACTCCGTCTTAGTGATGGAGGCGAGATCATCTTGGCGAGCTTTGATCTCACGTTTAAGAATGCGTACAGAATCATCAAAGAATCTGCACAACCAGTCCCACAGTTTTCGTAGGATGTTCATAGTTACCTCCTACCTTAAAAGCCCTTGGAAACACACCGTTTGCACACAACCCGCGTTGTGTTAGTGTTCGCCTCGTATCTGGTAGTGAAGTCAATCACCACCTTCCGGCACTCGTCGCACGTCATTAGTTCAACGGCCTTCATAAGAGGCCACGAACCGGCAAGGCTTTTGCCGTCGTCGCTTATCTTTTGTACGAATTGTGTGCCGAGATTTTCCACGATTCTGTAATAATGCTTATTCTTATACCAGACAGTTCTGCCACAGGCATCACAGTGGTATTCGTGATATTCTTTGGACGTGAGCTTTCCGCCGCAGTCGGGGCAAACAGGTTCCTTCTTCCACAAGGCCAACGTATTTGCGGTACTGGTGTTCATGCGCTCAACCTTGAGTTCAACAGCAAGTCTGTACCAGTTCGTAATGTTTATGCCACCCTTACGGTTACGCATTTTGCGTATGCAAGTCGGGCAGAGATTGCCTTGTATTGCATGGAAGTATTGCAGGTCATTGCCTGTCTTGTGGCAACATACGCAACGCTTGTCCGTATTGGGGCGTGTGAAGTTGCCGGGGAAGTCCATGCCTTTTTGGTAATTGTAATCAGGATACTCTTCCGCAAGGCAAGCCAAGAACTCCTTGATGTCCATGTAGTCCTGTTCAGCACCAACAAAGTGTGTACTCACCACAGGCTTGTTGAACATCTGACCAAGAGTTTCTGCGAAGCCGTTGCCCACGTTGGTATACTTGCCAAGGAACTTGATGTGGGCAAGCCTTTCTTCAAGTTGAAAAGGAAGGTTATTCCAATACGTAGCAAAGCCTTGCAAGAAGCCGAAACGTTCGTTGTTCATGGACAGGATGCCATTGAACAGAGGAACAATCTCGTTAACTTCCAAATACGAGGCTACTGAAGCAGCGATGCTCGCTTGGTTGCCGTCTGTGATAAGGACAATAGGTGGGGTGCCACACTCAAGCAAATACTTGACGATGTTGTGCGTGGCTTGGGAAATGTTTTTGTAGTCACAGTGCAGAAGCACTGGGTAGTATTCCGTACCAACAGGCGGAACAATAACCATGTACTTGGAGGTTTGTTCAACCTCGCCAAAGGGCCGCAAAGACAGCGCGAGTTTATTCATAACGAGGCTCATACTTACCTCCCGTAAACATTGTTATATGTTAAGGAACCTATAAGGCAGGATACACTATCCTAACTTATTGAATTACTTAACAAAAGGCGGGAAGCTTTTACACTCCCCGCCTTTATTCACTTACTTGGTTTCTGCCGGAGCCGCGCTGATGGCATTCAGCATATTGGTGACAGCTTCCTTGGACTTGCCGTCAGGATCACCCATTGCAGCAAGGGCCGGACTGACGGTCTTCACGACGTGGCGAAGTTCCGACAGCTTGAACTGTCCGCCTTCTGTAGCCTTGAGGAAAGCGCCCTTGAGAGCGTTGGTGTCGGAAACGTCGATGGTGTTGACCTTGGCGGCTTCGTCACTGATACCGAAGCCGAAGCGGCGCAGGAAGGGCATGCCCCAACGGAGGGCAAGCGCAGCAATGACCGTGACGCCAGCAATACCAGCCACATTGGCCAGCTTGTTGTCATTCATATCCGCCGGGTCAATGCCCACAGACATGGTAAGACCATTGGCAGCCTTCTGTTGACCGCCACCCTTGTTGTTATTGTTATCAGCCATGATGTAATTCTCCTCGCATGTTTGATGTGTTGATGAAAGAAAGGGGCGTATTGTTAGTACGCCCCTAGGTTTGTGCAGTTACGCCTTGGGTTCAGCCTTGCGGAAGAACTTGCGGTACAGGCCGTAGACAACGAGGCCCACAATGGCCGACACGGGGGTGTAGCCCGCGGCGGTCTTCACGCCGGAGGGCATTTTGTCCATAACGGAGGCCGGGGTCACGTCGGAAACGGTGGTCTTGAGAGCCTTGAAGCCCTTGTCGGCCAGATTCTTCAGAGTGGTGGTGCCTTCAGCGGTAACGACGGGAGTGGTGGGATTCTCGGACATGGTGTTTTCCTTATTGTCGTTGAGGTTAGGTTGTTCTGTTTCTGTTACCAAATTACTATCCAAAGAGCCTGCGGCTAAAGCCGGGCCACCCTTGGTGAAACGTCCAGCTTTGTCGCGAGCAGGCTTAGCTTCCCGCTTTGGGTGTTGCTTTTTCGGCATCTGCCTTCCTGTTCTTGAGTTCAAGCATTTTGGCAGACGCCGCAGTTGATGCCGCGTTGTGTATAGCGTCAGACTCTTCCTGTGTGGAAGCTGATGTCTCAATGTGGCAATACATTTTGCCGTCTGTAGCATTTACCGCTTTGTCGCGGTGTTTTTTGGCCTTCTCGGCAAAAACTACAACACCAAGACCGTATAAACCTGCTAGCGCAGCATACCCAACGCTTTTCAGCACGTTCTTCCAGTAAGGACTCATGGTTAACCTCGCACGAGGATTTGTACGCGGACACTAGCGGAGTCAAGTTTCCGAACTTGCGATTCTGGAACAATGACATTCACACCGTCTTCGCGAAGGATGTAGTTAAAGCTCATGCCATTCATGCGGCAAGAGCTTATGTATATCCCTTTTACAGTGCGACCATGCTCGTCTGTGTATTCACAAGGACGAGTAGGCCACGTTTCCACAGACACCAGAGTTTTCACATCCATAATTTTTCCTTTGTTAAGGTTTAAGAAAGACAAGAAAAGTATTGCCCGGAGCAGCACAGTTAATACAGGTGATATTGAGCAGTACTACTTAGTTACTGACCCTCTCCGCAGACAAGGATTTCACAGTTTTTCCTGAACTCGTATTGCCTCCGTCGTCGCTTCGCTCATGTGAACGTAGTGAGCACTAGAAGCGTAGAAGCAGATCACCATAACTGGAGCTAATCGAGATGTTTTATCGACCGTTAAGTCCTCGTATGTGCGAACTCTGGCCAGAGCGCGTCTTATTTAACGGGTGTCAACCTACTATTAGGAGCTACCTAACTTCGGCGGAAGACGTTATCTCTGCGCATCAACGGGCAAATTTTGAACGAATCCAGAAATATTGTCGGGCAAGTTTGTGAATGCACTGCCAGAAGAGGCGTTGATGCTTGTTTTTAGCACCCACGATCTTGCCATCGATACCAGCGAAGACAAAAATCTCATGCCAGTATCTTGTTTTTATATGAAAAATCAGGAGAAAAGTGAGGTTGAGGAGAAAGAGAACACCCAACACAGGGAACACAAAAGACACCGTTTGGAAAAACTCGCCGAGTAACTCGGACATAATCCAAAGCGTCAG